TCAGGCCTCCTCAACGTCGTGATACTCTTCGCACGCCTGCAGCGTGTTCTGAATCAGGGTAGCGACGGTCATCGGGCCAACGCCGCCGGGAACCGGGGTGATGTAGGACGCGCGTTCGGCGGCATCTTCATACACCACGTCGCCGACCACTTTGCCGCTTTCCAGACGGTTGATGCCGACATCGACCACAATCGCCCCTTCTTTAATCCACTCGCCAGGAATAAAGCCCGGTTTGCCCACCGCGACGATCAGCAGGTCGGCGTTTTCGACATGATGGCGCAGGTTTTTGGTAAAGCGGTGGGTGACGGTGGTGGTGCAGCCGGCCAGCAGCAGCTCCATACTCATCGGGCGACCGACGATATTGGAGGCGCCAATGACCACCGCATTGAGGCCGTAGGTGTCGATATTGTAGCGTTCCAGCAAGGTCACGATACCGCGCGGAGTGCACGGACGCAGGCGCGGCGCGCGCTGGCACAGGCGGCCAACGTTGTAAGGATGGAAGCCGTCGACGTCTTTATCCGGCGCGATGCGCTCGAGAACTTTGACGTTATCGATCCCTGCCGGCAGGGGCAGCTGAACCAGAATACCGTCGATGGTCTTATCGGCATTCAGAGTGTCGATAAGCTCCAGCAGCTCGGCTTCGCTGGTGGTTTCCGGGAGATCGTAAGAGCGGGAGACGAAGCCCACTTCTTCACATGCTTTGCGCTTGCTGCCGACATAAATCTGCGAGGCCGGGTTGCTGCCGACCAGCACCACGGCCAGCCCAGGGGCGCGTTTTCCGGCCGCAACGCGAGCCTTCACTTTTTCCGCAACCTCAGAGCGTACCTGCTGCGCAATCGTTTTACCGTCAATAATTTTTGCTGCCATCAGAGAGAGGATTCCATCTGTATCTTTACGAAAGGGGGATGAGGATATTTTGTCAGAAGCGGGCCTCGCTGTCAGTCCTCGTTTGCTGTTTTATCCTGTCTGAGGCTAATTTAGCCTGTTATGACCATGGTTATTACATGGTTATTGGTGCGTTGCGCCTGGCCACTGAGTCGATTTACGCGCGCATGAGCCCCAGCGGTATGCTTCTTGTACAGTTGGTGGGGGATATTTCGCCAGCGTCGTATAAGCCCGCAGTTTCCTGGCAAAATGGATTGACTCAACCGACGTGGACCGTATAATTCCACGCGTTTCACTCCGCGAAGCACTCGCTTCTCAGGGCGCCCTTAGCTCAGCTGGATAGAGCAACGGCCTTCTAAGCCGTAGGTCACAGGTTCGAATCCTGTAGGGCGTGCCATTAAGAAACAAGTACTTACGCCAGTTTTAAACCTGCCTGATTTCCTCCTTGTGTCGTATTTGTGTCGCTAGCGCCAAAAATGGCGTCAATTTTCCGTGCGTGTTCGGTCAGGTGGTTCGGAGCCAGGTGAGCATAACGGCGGACCATCTCGATGCTCTCCCATCCTCCCATTTCCTGCAAAACAGAAAGAGGGACGCCGGACTGAATAAGCCAGCTCGCCCAGGTGTGCCGGAGGTCGTGAAAACGGAAATCCTCGATCCCCGCTTTTTTCAACCCGGCGCGCCAGGCGTTATTGTCATCCACGCGCATTTTTCTAACCGCGGGCGTCAGCGTTCCATCAGGGCGATGCTTTGCCGTCGTGTGAACGAACACCCACCGGGAATGCTTCCCTATCTGATCCCTTAATACCCTGCATGCGGTATCATTCAGAGCTACGCCAATCGCCTTTCCCGCTTTTGCGTTCTCCGGATTTACCCATGCAACCTTTCTCTGCATATCGACCTGCTGCCACTCAAGCCCGATGATGTTTGAGCGGCGCAGGCCGGTTGCCAGTGCAAATATCACCACTGGCTTAATGCTCTCCGGCATGCACTCGATCAGACGCTCAGCTTCTTCTCTGGTCAGCCACCGTATCCGCTTACTGATCGGCTTTCGGGTTTTGATAACAGGGGCTGTTTTTATCCAGCCCCAGTCATTTGCCGCAGCCCTGAGAAGGGAGCGAATGAAGGAAAGGTGTTGCGCCTTCGTCGCCTGCGAAACCTGACGCGGTTTGTACTCCGGAACCGGCTTTCCCTTCCTCATCGCGGCATCACGCTTACTCTCCCAAACCTGCAGGTGCTTACGGTTGATCATCCCGTTAACGGCTTCGTGAGCTTCCTCCGCCGTTATCTTCGAGACATCACGGCCGGAAAAATGCTGCAGCCAAAAAACAATTTTTGTTTTGTCATCATCCAGCGATCGCTTATGGTCTTTTTCCCGCAGCCACCGGATGCAGCACTCTTCGAAAGTTCTGACGGGCAGATCACCGATCTGGTCAACCCGCCACGCTTCCGCCTTCAGCTTGTCGTGGAGCTCCTGAGCCTGCTTTTTGTCCCCCGTGCCAAGAGATCGCCTAACTCTTTTTCCTGACGGCGTAAAGAAATGACAGTGCCACACGCCGCCCCTGAGGGTGATTGACATAAAACTTCTCCTTTATGTTCACCCGCGTTCGCGATGACAGGATCGCGCGGGGTTTTCAAATATGCAATACACGCCGCCTCGGTCGTTCTGTACTTGTTGCCGACCTTGCGGCCGGCGAGCTCTCCAGACTCAATTAGACGGTAGATCACCCGTGCCGACACGATGAGCAAATCGGCGGCCTGCTGTGCTGTAATCGGTCTATCAGACGCCATATTTCCTCCCGGTTACGCCGCCCGCTGTGAGCGCAGTTTCTTAATGTGTTCGCTCTGCTCAAGATCTGCCTTTATCTGCTGGGCCTCTTCGTGAGAGAGCGGTTCGAAATCATTATTAAAGCGGTCTATGCTTGCTGTGTTGATCCGTCCCTGGCGCCAGTAGCGAACCACCTTAGCGTCACTGCCGGCGACAATTACCGGCCATCCGTGGCAATCAGCAAAGACCTGGCCTCTCTGAATTAACTTGAACATCACGGCCTCCGATGCTTACCGCGTAATTCCTCTTCTTCCTGACAGTCAGCACAGCGCTGACAGCCCGCCACCAGTTCCCGGCGCCGCTCGGGTATCTCTTCCCCGCAGTCGCGGCAGTGAGTAGCTGAAACTGCCGCATGGTTGATGCGCATGTTCTGGATGGTCATTTCCAGCCGGCGCTCTGCCAGCTCGTTGGCCTGATCGATGATTTCTGCGCTCATGCTGCACGCTCCAGTTCTGCGAGCCCGCCACGTACCGCGTCAATGATGCGTTCGAGATATTGATAATTGTGGTTTGGAACTGCCGGCCATTTTGCATACCACGGATCATCACCAAGCAGACCAGGCAACTTATTACCGATGCGACAATCGCAGCAGCTTTGCTTCACATCCTCAGCGTTTTCTGCCTCTACCCACATATCCCTGGCTTCCTCAGCATCTATTTCCTGCTGACGCCTGAGTTTGATGATTTCACCCTTTACGAATTCAAGGTTGGCGTCGTTATCATCATCAGTTGTGCTTTGCAGCTGCGGGTCGAAATAGCCGATAAGGTAGTCATTGCTGACACGCTTAATGAACTCCTGAACGGTGTCTCCGCCCATAGCAAACCAGGCACCGGTCCACGCCTTTCCGAAGCAGGTTACGGTGATTCGACCCTTCCCTGGCTCGTAGTTTTCAATCATCACCCTGACAGGGTCGAGGCGTTCAACATCGGAAATGGTAAATGCCAGAACATCGCTTTTTTCTACCTTCATGATTCCACTCCATACCGCCCATTCATGCGACCAATAACACTGACAAATTTCACCAGGCTGACACCCATCGGCTTTACCTTCTCGTAGTGCTTGCGAAGGATGGGGGGGCATACAGCGTTCCACTTCGGTTTAGGCTTTACGCTCATCGCTTTGGTTATCTCTTCTGCGCAGCGACGAGCCTGGGCGCGGAGAGCGTTTTCTTTTTCTTCTGGCGTCATGCTGCCTCCGTCTTCACAACGTCGATGGCGCATCCAGGGATCAGCTCAACGGAAGCGGTGGCGCACTGGTTGCCCCAATGACTCCAGCCTGGTGCTGCGCTGCGGCTGAACAGCTCAATCCGCGGAACGTCGCCGTAGAGCAGTTCCAGGCGGTGGCGAACCTCCCACGGTTTCTCGCTGTGCGCGCCGAGTGGGCTGTAGACCACCTGCTTAATGCCAGCATGCTGGCGTTCCAGCCCGGCGCCGCGGGTGGCGATAAGCACGTCTTCGGTATTGGCGCGGGTGTGGTTGCCGCCGTTCATGCGCGTCTCGGCATTAAGCAGGGCGAGGAAGTCGTAAAAATCGGTCACATCGCCCTCTGCCAGAGCCTTGGTAATGCGTAACTCGGCCAGCTGATTCAACTTCACCCAGGTGAATCCCTTCATAGTGCGCACCGTAAAGCCCCAGGCCTCGGCCAGTTCGATCGCCTCCTGGTTGTGGGTGCCGGTGTACCACATCGCCAGCACAGCGTTATCCGCGGCGAGCTCCCACACCGGGAGCCGCTTCATATCGAGCAGGCTCATGGTGGGGTAGTGATCGACGGCTGCACCGTTGCTTATCGTGTTCCCGTAAGACCAGGCCGGGTCAGCATAGATAAGTGAGTAGCGGTTCATTTCGCACCTCTTTTCGTGCCTGCCTTTCTCATGCGGCTTAAAGTCCTGGATACCGATGCAACGCTGCGGCCCATCTTCATGGCGATGCTTTTATGCGACTCGCCTGCAGCGCGCATTTCAGCGGCGATCTGCTTCTCTTCTGGCTTCCATGGCTTGTAGACAAACGCTGTGCTGATGGAATAGCTCTGTGCCAGGCGGTAGAAGTTCGCCTGGCTAATCCCCAGCGCATCCGCTGCGCGACAGGCAGGCAAGGTTCCGGCGACGGCGCGGAATTGCTCTGGTGTGATGCTCTGCTTATTCATTGGTCCTCCCGTGGTAACCGGTAAATTTCGTCTCTACTTAATAATCAGAGACGGCTTACCGAGCTTTATTTGCGCACCTGGCACATCTAACCCGGCCTCGATCTGATGCTTAATGGCCAACTTGTCAGGCTTGATAGTCGTCTCGTATTCGACGAATTGAGGAGGCAAAATGCTGGCGTCCGTAATCTCTACTGATTTAGATGGCGCCCTGACCGTAACCTGATGAATTCCAGCTTTAAGTGATTTTTTTCCTGCCGTTTCAAGTGATTTGGCGACATAATCCTTCATGCTTGCCACTTTGCTTTCAGCTGCTTTAGCGCGTTCGGCAAGGCACTTACTCTCTTCCTTTAACGCTTCCGCATAAGCAGATTCGTTTTTGCAGATAGCAAGAATCTGTTCCACTTTTGCTTCCAGCTCCCACTCAATCCCATCCAGAGTGTCGGCTATCATTTCAGGCTCCATACCGGAGTCAGTCAGCTTGGCGAAATCGTTGGCGATCTGATAAAGAGCTGTCATTGGGTAACCTCTTCGAATTTGGCTTTACACTTGGCGTAAACAGCCTGAACCTCTTGCTGCAGCCGCATTCCAGCAGTCATCTTGTATGCCGCCTGAAAATGGGTTTTGAGAGCATGCATGTTTGCTGCCTGCCTCATGTCTTCACATAGCGAGTGGACTGAGTTGATGAGCTCTTGCTCAGCATTTTCTTTCGACTGGATAACTTCACTCTCAGGCGTGTATTGCATAACCGGCTCGGTAAAAATGCCTTCGCTCTCGTTGAGCATGTCCACTGCATTATCGAGACGGTCGGCGCGCGGCCAGTATTTATAGGCGCGCTTCACGATTGTCTTTCTGGCCATTTCAGACCAGAAATTGACCCATGGGCCTTTTGGTGATGTGCCGGCTTTGCTCACCTTCCTGATTTCTTCAATCTCGGCAAGGCTCATCTCTTCAGTCAGGTAGTCGCCGTCTGATGTTTTAACAGTGCAGTAGCCACCGATAACGGCTCCGCGCTCTTCAGGAGTGGCAAAAGGGTTGTATTTGTGGGCCGGAGCTTTATCGAGGCCAATGGTTTCGTATGCGTCACACGCATGAACCAGTTTGCACTGTCCCCACTTAATGACCCCGGCTGATTGAGCTATATGCAAAAGGCCCATATAGCTGATATCAAGGCATACCATTCCGTCACGCGGGACGAGATAAGCCAGTTTGCTTGCAGGATTTAAGCTGATACCGACCGCAGCTACGTTAATGATTGCGTTCTGAGCGCTGACCGGGTTGCTGATTGCCATTTTTGCCAACGTGTCATTGCGCTGGAATAACTGAATCGCAAACTGGCATTCCTTTGCCCACGTCAGGCTCTGGTCAGTAAGGGCATTGGTAAACAGCGACTCTTGCTGCTTAACGAATTGAATAAGATCGAAGCTCATGACCCCTCCTTAAAACGGGCAGCCGGTGCGGTGATCCCAGTCGTATTCCGCCTGGGCGTAAGCTATTGCTGTGCGCAAGTCGTTGTATACCTCGCCAGCCTTAACGCTACGGAGGCCTTCATATGGAAACGCCTTGGACGATGCAGACTGGCGTAGCGCCGCGTAAGGGTCCTCTGGAAGGCTGTCAAAGACCTCTTTTGCCCGATCTTCAATCCACTTTTCCTTCTCTTCGGACAGCGTTTGTTCAGCCCACTTACGCTCTTCGATCACGTCATATGCGCGGTATGCGTTCATAACTCGCTCCTGAAATTTGGTTGTGAAACGCCCGGCACCGTATTGGCTGCCTGATAGCTCAGTTAAATTCTTCGTTTCGATTACCGGCTGAGACCTTGTCCCAACCCGTTCAGATAAACTTCAACCAGCAAGTCGGTTGTGTAAGTCCGCTCAATCCCGCGATGCAGGTACAGGCGGCCGCGTTTATTTGCTGATGCTGTCCAGGTGCTTTCCCGATGCTTAACGAGCATCCCAGGAAGAACGGCTCCGCGGTTAACGGTCTGTGTCCCGTAATGATGACTAACCATTGAACACCCCCGTAACGTGCAGAATTTTGATAATCAACGCTGTCCAGATAACGCCGCAGATCAGCAGGCAGTAAATCAGTGAACGAATGCCTTGTTTGCTCATGCTGAACCACCAGGCATCAGGCAGAACGCGCTTGCTATCAGTACGCATACGACGATGGCGAATGCGTGTGCCAGAAACTTAAACCACTCAGTTTTATCTTCTTCGCGGATCATCTCTTCACCTTTGCCTTATCGCGGCTAACGGAGCGTTGTTACCTATCACCGGCGCCAACGTTGTTGTTTGGATGAGATGATAATGTACTAATGGTTCATCAATGTAAAGTACCAAAAGTGCATTTTTGATTTGGCAATAGTTCATTTCAATGTAAGTCAATGAACTTAAAGTATATTTATTTTATGTTTTGTTTTTAGTAGGGGTTGTTTGGCTGTGGAGCTGGCACTGGACGTGCTGATGCTGAGGGAAGAGTAGGGCAGTAAAAACCCGGCGCGGTGGCCGGGTGGATTTATTTACTATTGTTCGGTTCCATCGGACTAGTGAAAAAATCAAAATACGGAAGATTGAAACTTCCAAGATTTGACATGTGAATAATTTGCTCTGCATAGCCCTTAATGTATGGGTAAGCTATTGATGGCACTAAGGACCTCACTTCTGGCGACTTTGCTGTGTCATCTGAGAAATCTTCTTCAGACCTGAAGTCGAAATCATAAGTAATCTCCATTTTAAGCCTTTCCTCAATGGTCACGTATGCAAAATATCTAACTCTAAAAAGCTTTGCATCTTTTACATTTGAATACAGTTCGTTATTCAACGTGACAGTAGCCTTCATTGTCTTTTTCCCAGAGGAAGCGCCCTCTAATGGGGTCATAACTAGGCTTTCAACTTTTTTGTTAATGAGTTCAATTTTCATGATACTGGAGCATAGTTCCTGTCTGAAGTAATCCTGTCGCTCATGCTGTTTACAGCAGTTAGGCTGGATGAAAATTCGCGGTTCAAAGAAAAATCTTCTGCAACTCTGTTGCATATTTCTTCGGTTTTATCTCCGCTTCTGCTTAGCCAAGACCACATCTGGGAAAGGTAAGACCCTGCAGCCTTGCTTGAAAAAGCAGGATACTCGTGATCTGTGACCAAATTGTATTCAACAATGACACTGGTCATTGTCGTTTCTTCTTCCTCGACATCAACTAGACTCCATTCTAATGCGCTCATATCTTGAATTAGAATATCAGCAGGAATGCCCAATCCATCGTGTATTCTGCGAATCATTGATAAACTCAATGGGCGCTTACGATTTAACACCTCAGAAACTTTGGATGCTGAGCCAATGTATTGCTTCATGTCGGCATATGAGAGCCCCTGCTGATCCATGCGAAACTTTATGGCCTCGATTGGGTCAGGTTTATCCATAGGAAACTCTCGCGACTCATAGTGCTCGATGAGCAGGCCAAGCAGCTCGAGTTCGTCAAAATCTTCGGTGCCGGGCTGCAAGTCCCCAGATGCCAGTTCAATGAGTCTTGCCATAGCTGCAGCATGTTCTTCACTATTTTTAATGATGCGCCAGTTAGTTCGATTCATTTAAGCCTCCATCTGTCGTACTCTGCATGGGTGCCGACCCTTTCGATTATGACAATTCCTGCCTGGTAAATAACCTCGACAACAAGGCGGTAGTTATTACCTTTTATGTTAAAAATCACTATGTTATCATGCAGAAAGCTAACGGAATTATATCTATCCCGTATATCTTGGGATGTCTTCCATTCATCCCTCTTGACTTCATCATACCAAGAGTCTAAAGCACCCTTAGCCTGATTGTGCTTTCGGCTAAAACTGTGAAGTTTCTCTACGTTTAAGACCTTCATAACCCAATTAGGTTCCCTCTTTGGGAATTATAGATTTATTTCCCAAAAAGGGAATCTGTGTTTTTGTTCAGGTTTTGTATCAAAATCATTCAAAGTCTCATCAGACCACAAACCTACTACCCATGCTTCCTGTACGTCTTCGGCATTACCAAAAACACATCGAACTACCGGTCTGGCTTATTCAAAGTCATCCCGCTCATCCCTTCGCTTGAAGAAAATCTTATCTAGCCTGAGCACGATCCCAACCAGTCCGATAATCAGTAAAGTAATGAGTATTGGGATAATCAGATCAGACATGCTTCCTCTGCGTGCTAAGGCTTTACCCATGCTTCCTGTACGTCTGCGGCATGCTGCCGATCACCTTGCCGAACACCAATACCCGATTCATCTCGTCTTTCTCGATCGGGTCCCAGGCTGCATAGCTCTTGTTGTCTGAGATAACCAGCAGCTTGTCCTTCATCTTCTGCAGGCGCTTGACGTGAGCAGTGTCGTCGTACAGGAAGGCGTAAATTCCATCACCGTCAAACTTCGTTACACTGATATCGACGAACAGCAGATCGCCTGGCTCGATCGTACCAGACATACTATCGCCACGAACGTTTATGATCCTGATGTTCTCAGCTTTACGCCCATCGAACATATGATTCGCATCAGCTGGCGCATACTCAACAGAGCGGAGGATTTCAACGAACTCTTGGTTTACCACCCCAGGTCCTGCGCTGACGGCGATATCCAAAAGGTCAACCCTAAAGACGTCTTTCCGATTAGTTGCCGACCCAGGCTCAATACCGTCCTCATCAGCATCGCCAAGTAGGTACGATGCAGACGTGCCTATATGGGACGCTAAAGCCTGGAGCGTCCCCCTCCTTGGTATTGACTCCCCATTAAACCATTTGCTCACGGCCTTCGGTGTCAACTTCATTCTCTTGGCGATCTCAGCCTGGCGACCGTGTGGCATCAATCCAGCTTTATCGCAGGCCAGCGCTAGCCTCAGAGAAAATTCTTTTCGCGCTCTTTCTTCGTGAACCATATGTTCAATCATAATATCACTTGCGTGAACTATCAGTTCCGCCTTAATATGTACTTACAGTTCATTATTGAGGGTTAAACATGGCACCGAATAGTCTTGGCGAAATCATCAAAAAGATTCGGGTTCCTGTCGTAGCTGAAGCCTGTGGTTGCTCGCCGCGCGCAATTTACAAATGGATTGCTAACGGAAGCCTGCCGAGGACGGATTACACCGACGAAACCAACTACGCAGAAAAAATCGCTCTCGCTTCTGGCGGCCAGTTTACCGCTGCTCAGATCCGGGAAGTTAGCAAGCCTAAAGCCGCCTAACCGGCGGCCATTTCAATCAACACCAGAGGAATTATCACAGATGGAGAATGCAATAGCCCGAAAGTTAGAGCCGCCAATCCTCAACCCAATTGAGATTGAAGGCATTTTGTTAAACCGGCTTTTATCCATTGGCCAAAAGGTTTTTGCGGAAATGCGGGGAGTTAGCGAGTCGACAATCAGTCGCCGCAAGTCGGAGGGGTATTACGCCGAGATGGCGAAGGAAATATCAGCGTTGGGTCTACAGGTTGTTCCGCCAGAGGCGGTGGTAGTTTCCCGCCACTACCTGCAGTCAGTAGAAACGCTGGCAGATATCGGATTACGTGCAGAGCGGTGCCGTCCAGGTCCGTTAGGGTGGGACTGATGAAGTGCGTAAAAGGCGAAAGCCGCAGTGCAGCAACACTAACGGCTTTCTACGCGAATTAACTGGATCAATTCACAGGAGTAATTATGAGTTCACTTTACCAGCATTACAACCAAAAAGATAAAAACGGAACCGGCATTAAGGTGAACCGGACGTTTATCGTTCCCCTGAAAGAGCTGTACGTCGAACCCGGACTGAACATCCGCGAAATCGACCAGGATCACGTCGCTGAATTCCGCGATGCGTTTATCGCCGGAGAGTCGGTGCCGCCGCTGGACGTCCAGGTTACCGAGAAGGGCGTGAAGGTTATCGACGGCCACCACCGCTATTACGGCGCCATTGAAGCGACGAAAGCAGGCGCTGACATCATCCGGCTTGAGTGCAAAGACTTCGTCGGGAACGAAGCTGATCGTATCGCCTTCATGGTTACCCGGAACCAGGGCAAGCCTCTCACTGCTCTGGAACGCGCAGCTGCATATCAGCGTTTGAGAAATCAGGGGTGGGAACCGGACGAGATCGCGAAGAAGGTTAAGCGTTCTCTGTCCGACGTCGACTATCACCTGCATTTGCTGACCTGTGGAGAAGAGCTGATCAGCATGGTGCGTGCCGGCGAGGTATCCCCAACAACCGCGGTTGCACTATCCCGCGAGCACGGCCCCCAGGCGGCCTCTGTAGCCATTCGCCAGATGGATAAGGCCAGAGCGTCAGGTAAATCGAAATTAACCCGCAGCGCGGCGCTGCCGCAGTTTAGCGCAGCAAAGGCGCGCCAGTTTCTCCAGATAGTCGCTGATCAGGCTGACATTGAACTGCCAGCTGATGCGCGCGCCATCCTGGATAACTATCGCGAATTCCTGAAAGAGGCCGGCTGGGAGAGTGAAGCATGAACACCGCAGAAATACTCAAGTTTCCCGGCGCCGCGCCGGGGCAATTCAGGAGCAACCGGATGGAAAACCAGAAATCTGGCTACATCCCGTTGTACCGGAGCGTTCTCAAGCAGTCCTGGGCAAAAGATGTGTACCTCAGAACCCTGTGGGAAAACCTGCTGCTTAATGCTGCTCGTCAGCCATTCAAAGCGACTTTCAAAGGTCATGAGTGGTCACTGCTGCCCGGACAACTGGTGGTCACAGCGGCCGATTTAGGGCTGCAGCTTTGCGACCGGAAAGGGAATCCTACTAGTCGCGATTCAGTGGAGAGAATGCTGGCTGTTTTTGTGCGCGAAGGGATGATTTCTATCGAAGGTGAGAAGCAAAAAGGTAGAGTGATCACCATCACAAATTTTGCAGAATATGCTCAAAAAACAGACAATTTACCCGCACATGAAGCCGCACATGAAGCCGCACATACTTCCGCACATGGCGAGCCCAGCAATGGCGCGGGTTTGAAGGTGGTGCCCGCACATGATGGCGCACATGAAGCCGCACAAACAACCGCACAACATGAACAAGAAGGTAATAACAAGAATAAAAACATTAAAAGATCTTCGTCCGAGAATTCTGGCGAATCCTCTGACGCCCGCCTGAAGAAATTTTTGTCTGCTCATCCTGATGCTGCGGTTTACACACCCAGCGGAAGCAAGTGGGGAACCGCCGAAGACGTTCGCGTTGCCGAGTGGATTTTCTCCAGGGTCAGGATGATCAACCCAACCTGCAAATCCCCTGACATGACCGCCTGGTCAAACACGGTTCGACTGATGCGCCAGATCGACAACCGCAGCCACCAGGATATCTGCGCCATGTACGACTGGGCCAGCAAAGACTCGTTCTGGCATCGCAACATCCTGAGCCCTGATGCGCTGCGCAAGCAGTGGGACAAGCTAACCATGCAGCGCAGCGCGCCAGGGGTTCAGGTTGCCGGGAAGCCAAAAGTCGACCTGAACAACACTGACTGGATTTATGGGGTGCTCGAATGAAATCAATCGCTGAAAGCATGCACAACTTCGACCGGGAAAACTTCCAGCGCGTGGCTGCCGGGCTTCCTGAAATGCAGGACGAGCAGGCAGTAAAGCGCCATGCGGCAAAGACTGCGGAGATCTTCAACGAACTGTTCCGCCAGTTGCTCGCTGTGTTCCCGGCGCTGGCCAGCAAAACACCCGAGGAGATGAACGAGATGCGCCGGCAGTGGCTTCTGGCGTTCAAGGAAAACGGGATTGTCTCCATGGAGCAAATCAACGCCGGAATGCGCGTTGCCCGCAAACAGGAGCGCCCATTCATGCCATCGCCGGGTCAATTTGTCGCCTGGTGCAAATCGGAATCAGCCGTATCTGCCGGGCTACCTGATGCAGTGGAACTGGTCGATATGGTTTACCAGTACTGCCGGACCCGCGGGCAATACCCGGATGCTGAGTCCTATCCGTGGCCAGAGCACAACGTCACGCCGGTAACGCTGAAGCACAAGGCCTGCTACTGGATGGTTACTGGACTGTACGCAGACATGCGCGCAAACGGCCTCAGCGACGCTGAGCTGCGCCGTAAGGCTCAGGATGAGCTGATGCGTATGGTGCGTCGTTTAAACGCAGGAGAAGCGATTCCAGAGCCGGTTAAGCAGATTCCAAAACTTGGTGGACGGCCATTAAGTCAGGAGCAGGGGTTAAACAAAATCGCAGAAATTCGGGCGAAATTTGGACTGGGGAGAGGGCGGTCATGAAAAAGAACTCTGGCAAACAAGCCGTTATTAACTTCATCGGCCAGCATCCTGGCTGCAGCTTTCAGGATATCCGCCGCGGTACCGGGCTTGACTCTTCAGTGGTCAATTCCTCCCTGTGGCAGATGAACAAAGACGGCCAGGTTAAGCGTGAGGGTGAGTGCAGGAGCTACCGGTACACCCTGATCGACACAACAGCTGTCACCGAAAGCGATCCATCGGTTCAGTATCGCCAGCGTCCCGGCGGCGTAAACCCAATGACCAACCTTTTTAACCAGTGCCTGGCGGGAGTAAGAAAATGAATATCGACACAGTAAACGAACTCATTCAGTCGCTGGAGTCGGCTGGCGAGCTGTCAATCAAAGAGCGTAAGTATCTGGACCTGGCGAAGGCGTATGCGGACAAGGAATCGGAGAGCGTGGCTCAGGCGCTAACGTTCGAGAAATGCCGAGAGCTTTCAGGCTGTCCGGCTGGCGTAGACCTGCAGGACTGGGTGAAGCAGCTGGCGGCGGAGAATGTGGGGCTGAAGAATGTATTTAGCCAGAAGGAAATCCCATCCGAAGCAGTCGATGCATTCATGGAAACCGCAGTAATGGATCATGACTGGAATGAAACCTCCGAGTGGTCATGGGTTGAAAACGAAACAGAGGTTATCCACGCCGTTCTGGACGCACTTAAACCAGACACCCCCGCCACCGATCGCATCGTAGCCGGGATTAAGGCTGATGGCGCAGCAGAGCGGGAAAAGACTATCACATTCACCGCAGCTAAAAAGCGCACGCAGGATGGCGTAGCGTTAATCGCTATCGGCAAGCCTTATAAAATTCACAACGATGATGTGATTGGCGAATTCTTCATCGGTGAGCGCGGGCGCTACGGCGTAATCACCATGGACCGTCTCGACTACTTCACAACGTCTGAAGAATACGCATGGGAGTTTACGCTGCGCGAGGGGGCCGACAAATGAGCCACGCTATCGATGCACATCTCACTGACGAAGTGATCAACGCCGCATTCGAAAACACTAATTTCGGGCGAGACGACTTTCGCACCATCTTGGCAGAAACCGTTATGAAGCGAGCCGCCGGTTATCACTCTGGCTGGACGGCCACAAGCATTTGCACTCGCCTCAAGCTGCTGGGTAAACAGGAGCGGCCAACAAAGCTCGGTCTGACGTTCGCCTTTCACCACTACTACCGCCAGAGCGTCCGTGATGCGCTGATGCCAAAACAGGAGAGTGCCGCATGACTGATATCACCGAACTGGCGCAGAGAGAGAAATTCGAAGCGTGGGCCGAAGAAGTTGGCGCGCTTCCATGGGGAATGCTGAAAAAGCATCGCAATCAAGACGGCAGCTATCCAGGTCCTCATTACACCTACATGTGGAAAGCATGGCAGGCCGCAAGTGCTGAGCTGGTAGAGGCGCTGGAGAAGGCACAGCGGGTAGACGAAGAACTTTGCAAGCTCCTTCCTCCCGGTGCTGAGTACATGGACCCTCCAGACGGCGGAGATGTCACGCCGCTTGAAGGAGTACGTCGAATGGTGGCCGATTACCGTCAGCGCATCGCTGATCTGGAATCTCGCACCGTCACCGCCACCGCCACCGCTGCCGCCGCTGACGTACTGGCCGAGCGTAAGCGGCAGGTTACAGCTGATGGGTGGACACCAGGACATGATGATGAATATGAACACGGCGAATTAGCCGATGCGGCCGGTTGCTATGCGCTTTCCTCTGAACTGTTCGATTGTGCCGGTGAGCCGCCCAGACCGTGGCCATGGCCTGATGAATGGTGGAAGCCAACTAATCGCCGCCGTGACCTGGTTAAAGCTGGCGCGTTAATTCTGGCTGAAATTGAGCGGCTCGACCGCGCCGCTGGCATCAAGTGGGAGGCTGAGTGATGGAAATTAGCACTTTGTTAGGACGTTTAGATAAAACCGCTAAGAAAGCTACGCGCGGTCAATGGATAGCATTTACTGATACAGCGTCAGGAACTTTTTCAGTACATACGCCGGATGATTCCCGCTGTGAAAATATCATTAAATGGGCTGGTTTTGATTGTCAGAAAAACGCAGAAGCGAACGCTGAATATATCGCTGCTGCTAACCCTGAAAATATTCGTCGTCTGGTCAAATACACAACCGAGTTGGAGGCTAGTCACGCTGAGTTACGTAGCACCATGGCGGCTATCTATAACTCAATTAAGGAACACGGCGGATTACATGCTGTAGCTGTGATGAATGCGGCCAAGCGCGCGCATGAGGATTCAGCGGCTATCGCTGGGGAGACTAATTAAATGACCAATAACCAGTTAACCGGAGAATGGCTGCAGGGCCGCATCGCAAACATGGAATGTTATGGGGTTGTGGGCGATGAAGCTCTGATCTTACAGGTATATAGAATAGCGCTGGCCGCAATGGACAGCGAGCCGGTGGCGTACATCAGCAAATCAGACTTTGATGCCGGTTATCCGCATATCCTGGCAAGAAGAGATTTCAATAAGGCTTGCACCATGCCTGTATATGCCGCGCAGCCAGCGCCGGTGGTTCCTGAATTGAGGGTGGATTGGCAGGAAAATGAGTTTAGCGCAGGCTGGAACGCCTGCCGCGCCGCCATGCTGCAGGAATTAAAAAAAAGTGCAGGAACTGAAGCGATCTGCAGGAGTGACGAAAATGTGCAGGTGCTACACACCAAATCTCCGGCGCAATCCGATTGCTGCCCGGCGCAAAACGTCGTCGTTCCAGCGCAAAGCCCAATCGATCACGGTTATCTACCAGAGTGCGAATGCTCAGGGTGTAAGGCTACTGCCAGAATCTGCACAGAAATGGCCGTCAACTCTCTGGTAATTCCTAATGAGATGACATCAGAGCAGGCATATGAAATAGGATATTACTATGGAGACCCGGTAGACGTATTTGCACGAGGAGCTAACTGGATGCGTCAGCATATCATTGACTCCACATTAGCAGCCGCCCCGCAACTACCTGGCAGTGACCCTGCCACCGTGCCGGGTAAATGGGTTCCGGTAAGCGAGCAAAAGCCTGATTGCTGGTGCCGCACATGCCGACCTGTGTTCTTGAACGATATGCGCTTTGTGGTGTGCCCTGATTGCGGGAATAAGAGATGCCCGCGGGCAAATGACCATAGAAATGCCTGCACCGGAAGCAATGAGCCTGGTCAGGAGGGCAGTGCATATCCAGCCGCCCCGCAGGAGGTGAAAGGTGAGTAAGGAAGTCATTACTATCAAGGCTCAAAGCCAAGAGATGGCGGAAAAGCTGGCGAGAGGTGTATGGTCGGTTTGCCCGGACGCAGAAATCAAACTGTCCTATCCAAAGCCATGGCTTTTCACCTGCCAGATAACCTCATGGGTAGATAAGACATTTTCAGTGCAGATTTCAAATGCTATGCCGAAATGTTTCACTGAATATTCATCACCGGAATAGATTCTTCCAGCTTATTCATTGGTGAGGTTGGTGATGCCTAAATCCCCCGCAGAACGCAAAGCAACAACCCACCATCAGGTGGGTTTTTTGTGGCACGCCTGCAACTGAAGAGCAAAACGTGCTGTCCATGCTAAAAACAACGCTCTTGCAACCACGTCTAAAACGAAGCCAGAAGCCCTACAGAAGGCGAGGACTTGAGATGCATCCTGGTACACGGTGATTTTTCGTGTTTTTGTGATGTTTCTATGGCGTTTTGGTGTGCATTAGATTCAACCAGAGGTTGAAGGATTACCTTTAAGGTAATAGACTTCAGGCAAGTTACCATATTGGTAGCCGAACTGGAGAGTAGAGATGAAAACCTTACGTTGCATGGCCTATCAGCAGAACGGGGTGTTTGTCGCCGCCTGCCTTGATTTGTCTTTGGCAGCACAGGCTGACACTATGCCAGAAGCTATGAGCAAACTGGATGCCCAGGTTCGTGACTATCTCGAAGAAGCATTTTCTGAACCGGCTTACACAAAACAATTACTTAATCGAAAAGCACCGCTTTCGATGTGGATTAAATACTGGATTATTGCATTCCGGATTTTCTTCGGGAAAAAACAAGGCCCTAGTAAGTTGTTTAGCGAACCTTGTGAAGCCTCGGTATGAGATTAGCATATGTTCGGTAGGAAACTTTCCCCGCTGAAGTATGCTGAAGTTGTGCGTGCGCTGCAGGCGCTTGGTTTCGTAATGAAACCAAAAACGGGCACGGCCCATGAGCAGTGGATACGTAAAACGGAAACGTCGAAACATGTAGTTACTGTTGATAAACATAACTCCCCATTTTCCAGAGACCTAATAAAGTCAATGGCAAAGCAAGCGGGGGTTGATGCACGTAAATTCCATGCTCTATGTAAAGGTGAATGCACCCTTAAAGATATAGGGTTTGAGCCCGCAGAATAAAACCCGCCCTCTGGCGGGTTTTTGCTTACTGTAATCACCAAATCACAGTCCTCACTTCGGTTGGTTTTTTCTCGCCTATGCTCATTTTGCTTTTATCCCCGGGAAGGGCGATAATTACCTCGTCAGCCTGAGCAACTGACGACTTACTTCCGGCGCCAAGTGGGGACACATGGCGCAAACACTGCAATTTGAGAAGAGTTATCAAAACGTACTGATTCCCGCAGAGCCGGGAACCAGCGAGTACCTGCAACTTATCCCAGTAGGGCAACTGCTTTGCGGTGAGTTCCGCAAACCCCGTAATTACGCCTTCCACAAGAAGTTCTTCAAGCTTCTGACTCTCGGGTATCACTACTGGACCCCTTCCGGTGGTCTCATTGAGCCCGCGGAGCGTACCCTCATATCCGGGTTTATCGACTTTCTCTCATCCGACCTCGATCAGCGCGCTGCACTCCAGAACGCCGCGGAGATGTATCTCTCCTCGGTCGGTATCTCCCGTTCCCGCGATATGGCGCTACTGAAACACTTCGAATCCTTCCGCGAGTGGGCAACCATTCAGGCTGGCTTTTACGACGAATACCAGATGCCTGACGGTAGCCGTCGTCGTGTCGCAAAGTCGATCTCCTTCGCCAGCATGGACGACAGCCAGTTTAACGGCGTCTACAAATCAGTGCTGAATGTGCTCTGGAACTACATTCTGCGTCGCAAATTCCACTCGCCGGCTGAGGCTGAAAACGCCGCCAGTCAGCTGCTGAGCTTTGCGGGGTGATGGCTATGCAATGTCTTCTCGCCAAAGTAATGGAGCGCGGCATCTTCCGCGTGCCGGCGCGCCGCAAGCGCAAGGTAGAGGTTAAGCCTTCCGATATCCCGACCATGAAGGACTACACAGCCCGCCTGGTCGATAAGAAGTGGCTACGCCTGAGAGCACGGAGGCCACATGCGTAAACCAGCACGTCGTAAATGCGCCCACTGCCGCGAATGGTTCCATCCTGCCCGGGAAGGGCAGGCGGTATGCAGTTTTGAATGCGCCAGCGCGATCGGCAAAAAACAGACAGCAAAAGCCCGGGAAGCGGCGAAGGCCAGGGCGGTGAAGCTCCAGCGCGAATCCGAGAAGGAGGGGCGCCAGCGTCGTAAAGCAAGATTGGCTGAACTCAGACCTAACGGTTACTACAAAGCCCAGGCTCAGAAGGCATTCAACGCCTACATCCGCGCTCGTGATGCTGGTTTGCCATGCATCAGTTGCGGCGAGACCAACCCGCCTGATCTGCATGGAGGCCAGTGGGACTGCGGCCACTTCAAAACGGTTGGTGCTTACCCTGAGTTGCGTTTTGAAGAGCGCAACGCTCATAAGCAGTGCAAATCGTGCAATGCCGGGGCCGGTAAGTACACCGCCAAAGAGGCGACGGTTGCTCAGCAATACGAAGCTGGCCTAGTCGCTCGTTACGGACAGGAGTATGTCGACTGGCTTAACGGCCCCCACGAAATGACCAACTACCGCCGGGAAGACTTTATTCGTATCCGCGATGAGTACCGCGCCAAGCTCAAAGCACTGAAACAGCTGGAGGCCGCATGAACCACGACGTTATCGAACGCATCCGCGACCGCTGGCAAAAGCTCCGCCTCTGCCGGCACCGCGGCACTGTACTGGTTGACTACAAAATATTACGCAATTTCGTCCGTATCTATAAGCGCCTGGGAGAGACAGCATGAAACTGGAATTAACCAACGAACAGCACCAGTGGATAGATCAGTGGCTCCAGCTTTGGGGCGCATGGTGCCAGACAGGGAAGATAGACAAGGCGATGATAAATATGATCGCCAAGTTCATGGCCACCGTTGAGCCGCAAGCACCATCAAGGCCTGTATGCAGCGATGATGATGGGTTGCTGATTGATGCCGTAATCCGACATTATCTGAAAAACGTAGATGAGAACGCATGGAAGGTGATTTTTGCCTATTACGTCTGCAACTCAAGCGAGATAAGGATCGCCTCATGGCAGCATGCCGTGAGCAAACCTCGCCTGATGAAGACCCGCGCCGGAAACCAGTATAAGCACCCGAGCATTTCAACCATCCGCCGGGAAGTTAAGCAGATTATCAACGCGGCGCTCTTCTGCCTGTACCAGCCGCTGCAAAATGCGTTTAACGATCGCGAAAGTGTGAGAAAAATTGCAAAAAATAGCCACAACGTGCTTGCATTTCAATGAACAAATGAGCAATATATTTAGTGTAGGTTGCCGTATTTGCGTTTGACCTATCAGAACACCGAGCCTCGCAATAGTGCGGGGCTTTTTTATGCCTGCGATCCGGTCAGGGCTCTTGGGTAGAGACGTGCCGCACGACACGTCGACACCCGCCGCGCAAGAACCCTGAACCAGATTGAAGTTACTCAGCAATAAGAAAACTTCATGTCATCATTTGCTTATATCTTATTGACCAGAAAATTAACATGTTGTTAATCTATTCGTGTGGTGAATCCCCCTATGCGGAGGGGCGACCAGTCACTTACAGTGATCTGTAAATGCAGCGCGGGCCATGTCGACTGGGACATGCTCACCGGGAGGCACCCGGCACCACGCAGTACTACTAAGACATTTGGTAGTGGGGTTGCCGTTTCGGCTTCTCCAGCTATGTTTAAAAGGTAGTAACGGAAAACGAGCGCTCTCCTGGTAAATCGGTAGCTCGGACTATTAGGTGCGCCTCGAACCGTTGAAGAATCAGTATTTCCTACCTTCTGCCCGCCCCTCTGAGCGGGCTTTTTTTCGCCTAATTCAGGCAAAACCATAAAGCATTAAGGGCTGCGCTATTTCGCGGCCTTTTTCATTTCAGGGTCAGAAGCACAGCGGTTGTGCGTTCGGCTGTTAACCGAATGGTCGAAGGTTCGAATCCTTCCTGTCCCGCCAAATTAGCGCCATTAGCTCAACCGGAGAGAGCAATAGCCTTCTAAGCTATCGGTTTCAGGTTCGAGTCCTGAATGGTGCACCAGATAATGGCCTGACCTGATAACGGGTTCATACCCCAACTTATCAGGGGCGTTGCTGCAACAGCGTCACAGGCCGCCAGACCCAGCTAGGGTATTTTCGGTCATCACCGACATTGCTATTACCCTCATGCTTATTGCCTGCCTAACCGCAGGCTTTTTTATTATCAGGCCTCGCGGGAATCATCATCGATACGCTTCGTTGTTAAATCCAGCCCGACGGGCCTGACCCTTTCAAACACGCACAGCACCCGCTAACAACGCGAGGTGAGAGTATGTATCGCATGGAAAAGATAACCACTGGTGCTGCCTATGGCGCTTCAGCCGGGAGCATCCTTAACGGCATGCTAAATGCCTATAGCCCCGAGCAGTGGAATGCCATCGGCGTACTGGTGGGCATTGTCATCGCCGTACTTACGTATCTGACGAATTTGTACTTCAAGATTCGTGAAGACAATCGACGTAGCAGGAGCCGAGATGAACCCGACGCTGAGGAATAAGCTGATTGGTGCGATCGCCGGCGGTTCGGGCGCGATCGCAATTGCTTCTGTCATGCTTGGTAATGCCGACGGCCTGGAAGGAAGGCGTTATTACGCCTATCAGGATATTGTCGGCGTATGGACTGTTTGTGATGGCCACACTGGAGCCGATATTCGCCGCGGACATCGTTACACCGACAGGGAATGCGACAGCCTGCTGAAGGCAGATCTGCAGAAGGTGGCAAGCGCCATTGACCCGCTCATCAAAGTCCGCATTCCTGATCCTACCCGCGCCGCGCTTTACTCATTCACCTACAACGTTGGCTCTGGCGCTTTCGCCAGCTCCACGTTGTTGAAGAAACTGAATGCTGGAGATGTGCCGGGCGCTTGCAAGGAACTGCAGCGCTGGACGTATGCCGGCGGCAAGCAGTGGAAGGGACTGATCACCAGGCGCGAGATTGAGCGTGAAGTCTGCGAGTGGGGCCAGAAATGAGCCGATTAACCGCAATCATCAGCGCTGTAGTCATCCTGCTGCTTTCCTGCTTTTTCTCGTGGCGTTCTGGCTGGAATTCTCACGCTGACCATATCAACGCCCTTGCGGCGAAGAAAAAAGAGAAAGCAGAAAAGACTATCCAGCCAGTTGAGCAAAAGGCCGCTGCCGCTACAGAAGAGGGCAAGGTCATCTACCGAACCATAACCCGCGACGTGGTGAAATATGTCCAGTCTCCGAATCGTACTGTGTGCCGGTTTGACGATGATGCTGTGCAGCTGCGCCAGCGAGCTATCGACGCTGCCAACGCCATCCCCGGATTTGATGAGCCCTCCGTGCAAAGCAAGTGACGCAGGGAAGGATACCGACGAAGACCTGCAATCGGACGTCGAAACCGCTCAATGCCTGCGCCAACTGCGGTTGGATAAGTACCGCTGGCAGGCCTACTACCGTGCAGTGAGTCAGTAGCGGGGCTACATTGCCGTTCCTGCATGGCGAGGTCGGCGTGATAAAAAAAACCGAGGGGGAAATCCCAAAACTACGGGGTGCTGAACAGCCAGCCAATGACGGATTGTAGCCACGTAGCTGGTTTATTTTCTACTGGGTGAGAATAAAAATGAGAGCCTGGAAGGCTTGAGAGTGGCTCATCCATGAGCCCACGGTTAGAACAGCAGACTTTGTCATGGCAGAGCAAAGTCATAAGTTAGTTTAGAAAACAATCCGGGAATAACAAGCGCAGCGGGTGCATATCAGTTAACGTAACACTGCAACTAAGGCATTACAGAGCCACTTCAAGAGGTGGCTCGATAATGTCAAGGCGAGGACAAAATTATGGCAAAACCGGACTGGGAGGCCATCGAGACGGCGTACCGGGCCGGGATGATGTCCCTCCGTGAAATCGCATCGCAGCACGGCATTAGCGAAGGCGCTATCCGTAAGCGTGCCAAGCGTGACGACTGGTCGCGCGACCTGAATGCGAAGATTCAGCAAAAGGCTGACGACTTGGTACGCAAGCGGGAGGTACGCAGGACGGTACGCAACGAAAGCACTTTGACCGAACGCGTACTGATAGAGGCGACAGCCGAGGTTATTGCAACGGTGCGCATGGAGCACCGGGGAGACATCCGGCGGGCTCGCGAACTGACCAATACGCTATTCGATGAATTGGCCGGAGAGTGTGGCAACGTGGCCGCGCTTGAAGACCTGGGTGAGATGATGCGATCGCCTGATGACAAAGGCATGGATAAGCTCAACGATCTCTACCACAAAATAATCAGTCTTCCTTTCCGCGTTAAATCCATGAAATACCTTAGCGACAGCCTGAAAACGCTTATCGGCCTCGAGCGCGAGGCATACAGCATTGAGAATAAGGCTGAAACGAAAGAGGTCACGCATAACGTCATGCTGGTACCAACCAGCGATAACGTGGATGACTGGGAGGCGGCGGCGCAGAAACAACAGGGTGAGGTGCTCGGTGGATGAATTACAAAGCTGTATGGAAGCCACTGCCTGGATCACAGTCTCTGGCTCTTAGTTGCCCGTGTAACGAAATACTTTTCGAAGGTACTCGCGGACCCGGTAAAACTGCTGCGCAGTTGGCCCGGTTCCGGCGCAATGTTGGCGTGGGCTATGGCTCGTTCTGGCGTGGCGTCATCTTCGATACCGAATATAAGAACCTTGCCGACATCATCACGCAGTCGAAGCGTATGTTCCGTCTGTTCAACGATGGCGCTCGATATCTGTCATCTGCTAGCGAATTGCGATGGGTGTGGCCCACAGGCGAGGAGCTTCTCTTCCGCTTCGGTAAAGAGGCAGACGATTACTGGGATTTCCACGGGCAGGAATTCCCGTTCATTGGCTTTAACGAGCTGACGAAACAGCAGTCCCCTGAATTCTACGAAATGATGTTCTCCTGCCGACGCTCATCGTTCAGGCCGGAAAACTACCCGCTGGATAATGGCAAGTTACTGAGGCCGATCCCGCTGGAAACGTTCAGCACGACCAACCCGTTTGGCATCGGGCATACCTGGGTGAAGAAACGCTTCATTGAGCCAGCGCCGCGCGGAACCGTGCAGCGAGACCGGCAAATGGTGTTCAACCCTCAGACAGAACGAGAAGAGGAAATCACGCTTACCCGCGTGGCTATCCACGGATCGTTTAAAGAGAACCCGTACCTTGACCCGCAGTACATTGCGACCCTGATAGCCATCAAAGACCCAAACCGGCGCAAAGCGTGGGTAGAGGGCTCATGGGACGTGACCAGCGGAGGCCGATTCGACCATCTATGGAATGAAGCGCTGCACGTCATTAAGCCGTTCCGCATCCCGGATAGCTGGACCGTCGACCGCTCCCACGACTGGGGCGAGTCGAAGCCGTTCTCTAACCTGTGGTGGGCACAGGCTGACGGCACCGCGGCTGATTTGCCTGATGGTCGCCAGTTCTGCCCGCCTGCCGGTTCCCTTATCCTGATAGGTGAATGGTACGGATGCCCGCCTGACGAGCTCAACAAGGGCCTGAATATGTCATCCACTAACGTTGCGAAAGGCGTAGCGTGGATTGACAAGCGACTGGTTGGCGAAGACGTCGACGAGCCGGAAGAGATTCAAATCGACGGTGTCACTCAGGGCCAGTTGCACATTATGCCAGGCATCTGTAGCGAAGTGATTCCCGGCCCGGCTGATGGGGCGATATTCAACACTGGCGATAACGAGTTATCGATTGCGCAGAAGATGGAAGCGCAGGGTGTTACCTGGTTGCCAGCTGATAAAAAGCCAGGTTCCCGTATCAACGGCGCATCTCTTTTTGCGGATATGCTCGAAGCGGTGGTTGAAGGCGTGAAGCTGGAATCAGGTATGCCTGAGAAGCCAGCATTCTACGTTTTTGACTACTGCCGTGGCTGGATAAGCCGCATTCCTGTTCTCGTTCGAGACGATAAAAACCCAGATGACGTTGACACTCAGCAAGAAGACCACGACTGGGATGGAACACGTTATCGCGTACTGCATTCACCACAAAAAATCACCGGCATGTTGGTGCGATCGCGCTGACGGAGGACATCGTGACCGAAAGCGAAATGAAACAACAGCGCGCCACCAATTCCAGCACTGAGAGGGAGCGTAATAAAAACCTCTCAATGCTGTTTAACGGCACCAGTAATACCAAACGCCAGCGACTTTATCAGGAGTTCGGTTACCCGTTACACCTCACGTTTGATGACTTTTACCGGGCGTACCGGCGTAATGCGGTTGCTGGCGCTGCCGTGACGCGCATGCTTGATGGGTGCTGGGAAGACTACCCAGATGTTTACGAAGGCGACCAGACAAAGGACGCATCGAAGCAAACAGTGTGGGATAAGCGAGTCAACAAGCTCCTGAAGCGCTGCTGGGAGCAGATTAAAGGCGCAGACCGCCGTAACCTGGTTGGGCGTTACTCTGCGATCCTGCTTCAGATTAAAGATAGTAAGAAGTGGTCTGAACCTGTTGACACCACCATCGTGGGAAGGCTTGAGGAAAAGGCTCTCGTTAAGCTGATTCCTGCATGGGAAGCGCAAATCGACCCGATTAACTGGGACAATAACCCGGACAGTGAAACGTTCGGCGAAGTGACGATGTACTCGTTCACTGAGTTGCCGGTTGACGGAAACTTTGACGCCCGCCCGGGCCGAATCATCAACGTACACCCGGATCGCGTAATCATCCTGGCAGAGGGCTCTGATGATGGCGTGATGACGTCAGGAAAGTCGCTGCTTGAGGCTGGTTTCAATAAGCTACTGGACATCGAGAAAGTGAGTGGTGGGGCATCTGAAGGGTTCCTGAAGAATGCCAGTCGCCAGCTAAACTACTCGTTCAGCGAGAAGACGAACTTCTCTGCTCTTGCCAAAGCCCTTGGCGTTGCTGAGGGGCAACTTGCTGAAGCACTTGATCAGCAGGTCCGCCGCCTTAACGACAGCACCGACAGCGCCAGCTTTATGCAGGCTGGTACCGCTGAGGTGTTGAGTGTGGCAGCAGCTGACCCAGAGCCGACCTGGCGTACCGCGCTGAGCGAGTTCTGCGCGACCGTTCCTATCCCTGTGAAAGAGCTCGTTGGGATGCAGACGGGTGAGCGCGCCAGCACTGAGGATGCCAAAGGTTGGGGGCGCACCAGGATGAGCCGTCGGAAAGGATTTCTGACTGACGTAATCACCGATGTGGTTTCACGCTTCTGGACCCTTGGAATTATTCCGCCGGCTCAGAATGAAGAAATTACCGTAGGTTGGTCTGATCTTCTGGCGCCGAGCCAGGCAGAGAAGATTGCCAACATGGACAAGCTCGCGGACGTGGCTGTGAAATCCACGAATGCCTTTGGCCGTTCTGCTATCACTGAGAACGAAATTCGCGCTGCGGGCGAACTGCAACCGCTGCCTGAGCTTGATGATGAGGATCTGCCAGATGGCAACAAACCAAAACCTGATCCTCTGGCCGACCCTCAGTCAGAGGCCGAAAAGCCCGGTGATACCACGGTCGAAAGTTGACCCAACAATGTCACGTAAGCCCGTCAGCAAGATGGAGCGCGACATTGAGGATCGGTATTACGCGATAAAGGTGGCGCTGAAAGCCCTGTTCGACCAGCGCCTGACCGGGCGTGAGCGAGAGGTTAACAGCCATAACTGGCACTTCCTGTGCCACGTTAACGGCGCCGAGCCAACGCTCTACCAGGTCAACGCTGGCAAGTTCATCTACGACATGTCAGCGCAGGAACTGGCCGACCTGCTCGAAGCGGTACAGGTTATTCTCGACGATTACCTGCTCGAAGGCGGCGAACAAAGCCTGTGGGCGATGGATTACGTCGCCGCAGAGGCGCAGCGCGGAACGCTGGAGGCATTCAATAACCTTTCGCAGCAGTCGCAGGTCTACGCCAGCCAGACGACTCTCTCGCAACTTCTGAGCAGCCCCGGTTATCTGAACCAGATAGCGGCGGCCAGGCTTACAACGTTCAGCGACTGGAAGGTCATCAGCGATACAGCCCGCGGCGATCTGACCAACATCATCACTGACGCGGTAGCGCGCGGGGTGAATCCTCGCGAGACGGCCAGCGTCATCAGCAAGCGCCTCGATGTGTCGATGTCGAAGGCCAAGGCCATAGCTCAGACTGAGCAGGTAGGCGCGCTGCGGCAGGCGCAATGGAACGAAACGGATTGGGCGGCCGACAGGTTGGGACTGAAGACGGGCCTGTTGTGGCTGTCAGCGCTAAAACCGACGACGCGCTCATGGCACGCCAGCCGTCACGGCAAGGTCTACACCACCGAGCAAGTGCGAGACTTCTACGCAGATAACGGCAATCGTTACAACTGCTATTGCAGCCAGATTCCGGTGCTGCTTAATGACGACGGTAGCATTTTTAATCAGGGGTTAGCTGAGAAGCTGGAGAAAGAGCGTAAGCAGTGGACCACTAAGGAGGCTGCGTGATCGTGGTAATTGTTATGTTACTGCTACTTATCGTGGTTCTGATTGTTATGGCAGCGAGTTCGGGTTCAGCTGATCCTTGTTCCTGTCATCGCTGCGGTAAATATGTTCCTGCTCCAGCGCGTTTCTGCGATGGATGCCGGACAGCGCCACTGAGCGGGTATCAACCGAGGAAAACAACCTCATCAGGCAAAGAGCTGCCACCACCAAAACAACGCTAAGAGGACGCAACGTGAAGCTATCCAGCATTCATGTGAAATCCCTCGCCATCAACGCCTCCAACATCTCAACGACAACTATCAACGACCAGGAACACTACGTCATTCGTGGTGCGGTTCCGATCGTCGACGACATCGTGATGAATGGCGGACTTTACCCGGCGGAGGAGATTAACAACAGCTACCAGACGATGGAAGGCAAGCTGATGCCTCTTCCCCATCCGATGGTAGATGGCAAATATGTCAGCGCCAATGACCCGCGGGCCATTAACAGCTATCACGTCGGCGCATGGGCGCAGAACGTCAGTAAGTCAGGCGACCAGGTCGTCATGGACGTTTATATCAATAAGGCGGTCGCCGAGACAAAGCCTGACGGTAAGCGCCTGATTAATCGTCTTGATGAGATGATCGCTGGCACCAACACCGACCCGATCCACCTGTCTACCGGCTTACTCACGAACAAAGAGAGAAAGTCAGGCGAGTCGAAGCAGAAGAAGTACTCATGGATTGCTCGCAATATGCAGTTCGACCATATCGCTATCCTGCTCGATGAGCCGGGCGCCGGTACTCCAGAAGAAGGCGTCGGCATGTTCGTGAATGCCGATGGTCAGGAAGGCGAAGTCGAAACGGCAAGCCTCGTTGAAGCCGCAAATAGCCTCAAAGATGGGCTGCTTAACAAAGTGAAGTTCTTCCTCACCCATAACTCAGATGCCTCATTCGATGAAATCTACCAGATGCTGCGTGAAGCCATTCGCGCGCCGTCAGGCAGCGATATTTATCGCTATGTCGTGACCGTATGGCCAGACAAATTCATCTTCGAAGAGGGCAATAAGCTCTTCCAGCAAAAATACCTCATCGACGACAGCACAGTCACGCTGGTCGGCGATCCAGTAGAGGTCGTGCGCAAACCAACTGAGTACGAAGTCAAAACCAACGGAGAAACAAACCCGATGAAAGAGAAGATGATCGCCGCGCTCAATGCCGCAGGCGTTAAAACCGAGGGGCTGACCGACGATCAGGTCTGGGATGCCTATAACCAGCAGGTACAGAAGAAAGCAGGTGACCAGCCGGGTACTCAGATTAACTCTGACGCGATTACCGCGGCAGTAAATCTGGCAATTAAGCCGCTGACTGACGAGATCAGCACGCTGAAAACTCAGCTGCAGGCCAACGCTGAGAAAGACCTCAAAACCAAGCGTGATGCGGTCAAAGCGAAATTCCCGTTCATGACCGAAGCGGCGATCAACTCGCTGGCCGGCGAGGCGCTGAACGACATGTATGCGCAGTGCCAGACCAGCACCGGTCTGAACCCGGCATTCCAGGGGAATGGCGCTCAGAGTGAAATCCTTTCTATGGAGGCTCCTGAATAATGGCTCTCGCACCTCGTTTCCATACCGTAATCGCGGGCCCGGCCCGCAAGAATGACCCGCAGGTCATTGAAGCAATCATGGCGGCGGCAGTGAAGCCTGGGGCTCTGGTAATGCTGGATAGCACAGGGAAACTGGCCGTTCACAATGTTGCCGGCGGTGCAGGCGTTGCCCTGGCACTCCAGCACAATTATATCGGTGGCGGTGATATTCGCGATGCAGTGCCGGCCGGGGATACTGGCGCGGCCATCATGTGCGAAGACGATGTCGATTACCACATGCTGGTAAAAGCCGGAGAAGTGTTGCTGGAAAACGAAGGTCTGGTTTCTGCCGGTGACGGCACACTGGCCAAGTCGACCACTCCAGCAACCGACCAGGTCCTCTTCTTTTCACGCGAAAAAATCACCGTTGGCGCTGAAGCCCAGCTCGTGAAAGTTCGCAAATCAGGGAAAGCTACCGCATGAGCATGATCGTATTTAACAAAAAGCTGGTTACTGAACATAACCAGATCAAGAAGGCATGGAATCAGCTGCTGATGCAGCGCGAATCCTTCAACGTTAACCAGAACACCATTTCCGCTCAGTACGGCGGCGCGCTGGAAGTTAACCAGGCTGCGCTGATCTCTAAAGACTACTGGCGTGAAGTGGACAACATCACCACCCGAGTCTTCCGCAACGACGAAGGTAACGGCCTGCTTGATGACCTGCTCGGTCTCGGTACGCCGATCTCTATCGGCAAGACGGCTGCGCTGTACCGCGTTTCCAGTGACGCTGGCAAGGTTCATCGCACACTGACTGGCCATGTTCCGGAAGAGCTGGATAAAGTCATCTACGACGAAGCCGGCGACCCGATCCCGATCTTTAACACCGGCTACAGCCGCGAATGGCGTGAGTGGAACGGCATGCAGTCCGAAAACCTTGACGCAATGGCCGATGACCAGGAAGCGCACGTTGCGGCTATCCGTGAAGACATGGCTGACTACATGCTTTCAGGCGATGCGAAGGTGAAGGTGAAGGGCTATGTCGGCGCTGGTATCACCAACCACGCCAACACCAACCAGGTAGACCTGAGTGCGTCAGGCCTCAACATCGACCTGACCACCTCGACTCCTGATGAATCAGTAGCATTCTTCACCGGTCCGTTCGCCAAACTGCTGGACGATAACTACGTTCAGGAGAAGGTAAAGGTGTGGGCATCCCCGGATATCATGCGCAACCTGAACCGACCGTATTCCGATGCCGCGGGCTTCAAAGAAGGCACTGTGCTGGAATACATCCTGCGCTATGGTCGCATCGAGTCCTTCAACCAGACCTTTAAGCTGACCGGTAACCACTTCATTGCGTACGTTCGCAACTCGCAGTACATCAAGACGCGCATCGCCGCGCCGGTGGGTACCTTCATGATCCCGCGACAGAATCCGTTCGACAACTACAACACCCTGGTCTGGAGTGCAGTTGGTCTGCAGATTAAGCGTGATTTCAACGGTCGCTCTAAAGTCTTCAACGCACAGGGTTAAGGGGCTTCGGCCCCTTTTCTTCGGGAGAAAGCATGAAAACGTTAAAGGTCGAGAAAACCGGCTGCTGGGGCATGGTTGATGGCGTCTTCCAGCAACTTCCTGTTGGCCACGAATTCGTCGCGGCGGACGTTCCTGCAGCTTTTGCTGGTCGTGTGTCGGTGGTGGGCGAAGTGGAAGAGCAAGCGCTGGAAGTAGCCACGCCGGGCAATGACGCTGTAGAGCAGGCAGAGCAGGCAGAGCAGGCAGAGCAGGCAGAGCAGCAGGAAGAATCTGCCAGCAAATCGAAGAAGGCGAAATAACCATGGCTGACCCAATCACAGCGGCAGACGTGCAGGCGTTCCTCGGTGAGTTGGGTTACTCCATCCCGGCCGCTCTGCTCGATCCGATTCTCTGCGTAGTGAACAAGATTATCCCGTGCCTCGATGGTGCGGGATATGACGACTGCACGGCAAAGCTCATCCTGATGTATGCCGCTGCGCTCATGGCGACGTCTTCCGGTGCCCGGCGAATAAAATCGCAGGGGGCGCCATCAGGGGCGTCGCGCTCGTTCGATTATGGAGATGACGGCATTACCTGGCTGCGTGACTCGCTGGCGAAACTGGATACCAGCGGCTGCACTGGTGAGTTACCGATCAGCGCCGGGAACAGTGTGGGCCTGTTTATGGTGGTCGGGGGCTGCTAATGGCGTGGGTTTCAGTTCAGCAACGGCTGCCGCGGACGTTTACCCGGGTGTGGGTTATCACCGATACAGGCCAGCAAACGACAGCGTACGTGAAAAGCGACGGCGAGTGGTACATCAACTGCGACCGCATACGCGCCACAGGCGCCGTTGTGCTGCGATGGAGGGATGACTGATGTCTTCGGTAGCCAATTGGTCATACACCGCGACAGCGACAATCTGGCGGCGCATACGCGATGCTGACGGTAGTGATACCGACGGCGGAGGTCAGCCGTATGGATGGGAAGCGCCGATCGCTATCCTCTGCGACTACCAGGGTGGACTCTCTGCAAAAATCGGTGACCTCGGCCGTGAGATCGTGGTTAAAAACACGATATGGACCGAGTACGCAACGGCGCGGGAAGGGGATTACATCCTGATTGGCGCATCGACCGATGCAGCACCGCCGGATGAGGCCGACGAGATACGGCAGATCGTCCAGTTCGCAGATACGTTCGAGCGACTGGCGGACGATTTCGCACTGATTACGGGAGTCTGATTATGGGCGCTAAAGTTCGGGGAGTCTCCAAGGTCAGCAATAATATCAACCGGCTGATTGATAATATCGAAAAGCGAAAAACCATGCGGGCGCTCTACTCTGCTCTGTTTGAGATTGGGCTGGAGTCCGCGGTGCTGGTTCCTATCGATACCAGCACTCTGGTTAACTCTCAGTTCAGAGAGGTTGTTATCAAGGGCAACAGACTAACCGGGAGAATTGGTTATTCTGCAAATTATGCGGCGTACGTGCATGAGGCCAAAGGTATTCATCTTGGAAAAAACACCCCGCGCCCTGTAAGAAAAGGCGAAGAGCCCGGCTCCCGTGGAAATATATGGGATACATCAGGCGAGCCAAAATTCCTTGAGAAAGGTGCTGAAAACGCCAGAGACAGAGTTGACGCAGTTATACGCAGGGAGATGGAGCTATGACGCCTCCTATGCACAGGCGGGTTCGAAATGTCTTTGTTGAGTCAGGATTGACTGCCGGATACATCGTTCAGTCACTGTCATGGAATGATACCGGCAAGGCATCTGACCGCTTTATTGTGTTCCGACCAAATGGTGGCACGCCAGTAGATCGTGACATGGCCGCTGATTACTACGTCATGGTGGACGTGATAAGCAAGGGAAAGGCATCTGCTGACTATGCGCAGTCAGAGAACGACGCTCAGGCCATCATCGATTACGTGCAGCAAAACCCGATGACGCACACCTGCCTTGGGCAGATATCCAACATGGGCGGAATTCCTTCGCCTGTTATCACAGCCGAGGGGCGTATGGTGTGGCGCCTGCAGTTCGCCTGCCTCTTTGGCGGATAACACCGAATAAAACCACATAAGGTCGCCTGGAGCGGCCTTTTTTATTATCTGAAGCGAGGTAAGCAACGATGCAAGGCTGCTCCGACAACGGACAACTAATTGGTCGCGCTAAGACGCTGGAACTGGCTTACGGCTGTGCCGACCAGTTTCCGGCGGAAGGCGACTGGAAACTGATGGGGTTGCCAACATCGGCAACGTGGGACCTTAGCCCGGAGGCCCTGACCTCTGATGCTGATAACGGCGGATTCAGTTCAAACCTGATTGCCAGTCTGGACCCGACCTACTCCATCGAAGGGGAGGTTCGCGTTAAAGACCGCACTGATGAGTTTGGCATTCAGCAGTTCGTGAAATACATCGTCGATGAGGTTCGTGCCCGCCGCCAGCCAGGTGTATGGATGCGTTTCCACTGGGGCGATTATTACCACATCGGCTATATGGTCCCATCAGGAGCCAGTGACGGCGGTGGTGTGAAAGAAATCGTGACCTACAGCTTTGAGTTCAAACTGGCTGACGGTCAGACTTTCCAGATCACCGAAGCTGATGGTGACATTCTGGTTACCGGTGTAAGTGTTGCGCCGACGACCAGCTCTATTGCTGCTGGCTCCAGTACTACATTCGCAGTGAATATTGCACCGGAAGATGCTGATAACAAACTGTTCACAGCCAGCTCATCCGTGCCGGCACGTGCAACCGTCGCCATCACTGGTAATACGGTAACCGTGTCAGCGCCGTCAGGTGCAACGGCGGGAACAGCAACAATTACTGTGAAGACGGTTGATGGTGAATTCGTGGCTACCCACGTGGTTACTGTCACGGCGTAAGCAAAACAAAGGGCAGGATCCTGCCCTTGATTTTGTTTACAGGAGGCAGCAAATGGTTCCGCTAAAAGAGCTGGGAGAATGCCTGGTAACCGTCGGGGACCGGGATTATTTTTTCCGGCCATCATTCATGGCTATGTCGCGCATCGGCGAGCCAGCAGAAATAGTTCAGACGTTCTATGACCTTTGCAACGATGAAATAACACCTCTCATTCAGAGGGTTGTCGAAGCGTACGGCAGAGTGCCTGAATGGCTGGCTAAACACCTTTCTGCTTTACATCTTGATAAGAAATCTCTACTGGCCGCCCACACGGTCCTCACCGCTTGCTGCAATGATGACATAGGTGATCTGGTTGGCTGGATGAAGCCCGGCAAAACCAAAAGAAGGGCGTTTGTGTGGCATAAGGGCGTCATGAATCCGCAGGATATGGTCATCCTTGCACAAAGTCTGATGATGCATGGCATTATCGGAAAGGCCAAAGTACGCAAACTTCAGCGCCATGAGACAAATGAAAAAACCAGTGAGTTCCGGGCTGCCGATTACGTCATTGCTGCACGCAACCACTTCGGGATCAGCAGAGAGGAATCTGAAAACCTGACGATGACCGAGTTTCAGTTAATGCTCATCGCCAAATACCCGGATCAGAAAGGGTATACCAGGGAAGAATACGATCATGCAGCTGATGACTACTTTGCGCGCCGTAAGCGCAGACAGGCGATGATGGAGCAGGAGCGATCCATGACAAGCCGCACGAAGAATTAACCTCAGCACTAATTGAATATCAGCCTCGCATTCGCGGGGCTTTTTTACATCCATTTGTTCGTGATCGGCTAATGCCGACTCACTTCTGACGCGCCTCGCACGCGCATTTAACACAGAACCTTTCAGGATGACCCTTGAGGATGCCGGCTGGTTGTCGGTGCCTTCTGTGGGCCGGTTTCCTGTGCGACAAGGTTCATCACTAAAAGGTAAGCCGATATGAAATATCCAACAGTATCAGTAAACGGCGTCTCCGTTCGCGTAGATGGCGCAGGTCGCTACAACCTGAACGATCTACATGCTGCGGCTGTGGCTGAAGGCAAAGCCACCGAATCACAGCGACCCGGTGAATTCCTTAAAACAAAGCAAGTAAGGCGGTTTGTGCAGGCCCTGAGCGATGCGAAGAAAATCGCATCGGTGTTAACCATCAAAGGTGGACCGCTTCAGGGGTCATGGGGGCTCGAATTAATTGCCATCCGTTATGCTGCGTGGCTTAACCCCTTATTCGAGATAAAGGTATACGAGACATTCCAGATGCTAATCCGTCATGGCATTGACGCTATGTCACGGCTGAACAAAATCGACCAGATCATCAACACTGAAACCAAAGCGATTAGTCAATGCGCAAGTCGAATGGGCAAGTGGGGTGCTGGAGGAAGAAAGTGCCTGCTTATGGCCGCCCGCGCCCGTGTGGTAGACGAGGTTCAGATGTACCTCCCTGGATTTGAGGCATAAATGATGCGGCATGGATGCCATGTATTAATGCTCTTATAACCACTAAAACTGGTAGTCCCTGTCAGTCTTTTAAATGATGTTAATATGTTTCCAATTAAAACAAAAGGAAACATGGAATGAAGAAGTTACTCATGGTTATGATGGTTAGCGTTGCTTTGGCAGGGTGCGCTTCAAGCGGAAATCAGTCGCTAAAGAAAGAATCTGAGGCAAGCGTCAAGTCAAAAATAGTTGAGGGCGTAACGACCAAATCCGATATCAAAAAAACCTTCGGATCCGCCTCAAAGACCTCCTTTACTGATGGCGGTAAAGAGATATGGACTTACGAGTTAGCTGATGTTTCCCTGGATGCTGTCAGTTATATTCCGGTTGTTAACTGGTTTGGTTCTTCTGCATCGGGAACGAAAAAAGAACTGGTCATCATGTTTGATGGAGACAAAGTTCAGCGCTATTCAATGTCAGAGTCTCCGGTTTCAACGAAAACTGGTGTTTTCAAATAATAGTATTTTGATATTCAGACCCGCTTAACTGCGGGTTTTGTCGTTCCCATTCATACCTGATAGGATTGTTCTGAACATTCAAAACGGACACATCCTAAAATGAAAAAGACGATCTTGGCTTTGTGTGTAGCTGCTATCCCTCTGGTATCAACCGGCGCTGAATATGTAACGGAAGGCTCTTGGCAGGTTAAGAAAGAAGAAAACAAGATGACCGATATGACTGATGTTGTAGCCATTAATAGGTCGCCAGATGTCTATATGAGACAAGGAATTGAAAGAACTACTTCCATTATCTTGCGATGCCGTGAGGGAAAAACGGAAGCATATCTTTCCGTAGATGAGTATATGGGGATTGATGACCCGTTAATAACCATCAGGCTTGATGGAGGAAAGCCGCAGAAACGGAGATGGAGTGCTGCAGAGGGGGGCGAGGCGGCGTTCAGCCCCAAGGCCATACCCTTCATAAAGGATATTTCCTCTCATAAAAAAATGATCCTTGGGTTCGAGCCATATGGTTCAACGATGCAGGTAGTTGAGTTTGACCTCACTGGAGCAGATTCAATAGCAAAAGAAATTTCCTCTTCATGTAAGTGGAAAATGTGATTTCTGCCGTGCTATCCGTGATCAGCAAGTGAAATAACTAATCACATACATAACCTCGCTCCGGCGGGGTTTTTTATTGCCCGGAGAAAAGTAAATGGCTGGAACGTTTGATGCTGGCAGCGTTATCTACGAAGTCGACATGGATACTTCGCGTTTACTGGCAGCGCGAAGAGAAGTTGATGCGGCACTGAACGGTCTTAATGGGAGCATGGGCCGCCTTGAAGCCAGCGTTAACCGCACTGAGCGCTCTATTGGATCGATGGAACGAACAATGTCCAGCCTTTCTGGCGTTGCTAAAGGCTTGCTGGCCGCGCTTTCTGTGCAACAGGTTGCGAGTTACGCCGATGCCTGGACTGAACTGAATAACAAAGTCGCTAACTCGGTTCGTACTGGAGAGACGCAGGCCGAAGTTATGCAGCGGATCTTTGATGTTTCACAAGCAACCCAGTCATCCCTGAACGGCACGGCGACTCTTTACGCCCGGCTTGAGCGCGGAACCAGAACATACAACACCAGCGCAGAAGATTTAACCCGCCTTACCACCATTATCAACCAGGGATTTGCGGTATCCGGCGCAACTGCTCAGGAAGCTGAGAACGCAATCATTCAGCTATCACAGGGTATAGCTTCCGGCGTTCTGCGCGGCGAAGAGTTTAACTCAGTGTCAGAGCAAGGCAGCCGCCTCATGGTCGCTCTGGCTGATTCGATGGGTGTTTCTATCGGTCAGTTAAGGGCTATGGCCGCTCAAGGGCAACTGACAACAGACGTTGTAGTTAAGGGGCTTCTGTCACAAGGGGATGCAATCGGCAAAGAATTTGCCAACACCACCGTCTCAATCGCCAAGGGATTGCAGGTGGCCGGTAACAACGTAACGAAGTTCTTTGGCGAAAACTCGACGGTTAAATCATTCGCAGCAGGGTTCCGAGACTCTGTTATTACAATAAGCGAAAACCTTGAGACACTGGGGACAGCTTTAATTGGCGCTGCTGCAATAATGGGCGGTAGGTTTGCTGGCGCGTTAGCAATGGCAACAGCCGCTCAAGCCTCAAGAGTGAAGGCAACAATTCAGGGAATAGTTGCGACAAGGCAATCGGCGCAGCAGGAAGCTGCAGCGGCATCAGTAACAGCCAGAAAAGCAGTAGCAGATAAAGATGCTGCCCTTTCCGCTCTAAATCTGGCAACTGCGGAGTATAACGTAGCAAAAGGATCTGCCGCTGAAGCCTTTGCACTTGAGAACGTTATACGGCTAAGGGGGATTTATGTCGCAACATCCGCTGAAGCTGCATTGGCTAATAATGCACTAGCGGCATCACAAGCCAAAGTGGCCGCTACGGGTATAACTTTTGCAAACACAATGAAGGTAGTGAATTCGGTTACTGCTCCTTTGGGTGGGCCCATTGGCGTAATAGCCATTGTTGCCGCTGGCTGGTATCTGTATTCACAGCGACAGGCTGAGGCCAGAAAAGAGGCAATAGCTTTTGCTGACACCGTACCTGACGTTATTAAGCGCCTAAAGGACATGAATCTTGCTCAAGCTCAGGGCGTTAGGGCTGATACGGTCACCTCAATTGAGGCCCAAAAGGAAGCTATTAGCGATCTGAAAGATACCATTTCAGGTCTGCAATCCGATTACGAGAAATATACAACGCTTGCAAGGCAATATGGAGTTACCGAAGATCAAAATAATGGTTTCGTGATTAAGGCAAGGGATGCCGCAAACGAGTTGGCCAAAAAGCGCAGGGATCTGGATGGAGCGACAGCCACTCTTAAGCAAACTGAAGACGCATTACACCTAATTAACATTCAAGTTAATCAGGGCATTGTTGATCAGATGAGGGCTGCCAGAGATAACGCTATCGCTATCGCTGAAGCAGAAAAGCAAGCGTCATTCCTCGGTGGAACCCAGGCATTCCTGGCTGAAAAACTCGGCCAATCAACGCAGGCCCTGAAAGCCTTCAACTCAGAAAGTCTGAAAATAAACTGGGGCGGGAAAGAAGGCGAGAAGCTAATTAAGCAGGCTGAGCGCCGACTTGCCTTGTCAAAGCTGGAGGGGGAAGCAAAAGCCAGGCAGCAGGCGGCCTATGATGCTGAGGATGCAGGCGTTACAGATGAGCTAGCAATCAAAAGGCTTCAGGATAATTATGCTGCAACAGAGAGAAACACTCAGGCAAGAAAGGATCAGAAGAAGGAAGATAAGGCGGCGGAATCTGAGGCTAAGAAACTTGCTAACCAGCAGGAGTCAGTAGCCCAAAAACTAGCCAACTTGAAGCAGCAATCAGAACTCGCTGCTGGCTCAACGCAGGAGTTAAGCCGGGAGCAGGCAGTATTACAGGCTCAGCAATCACTAGGTAAGGGAGCCACCCAAGAGCAAATTGCTCTTGCCGGTAAATACCGTGGAGAAATATGGGATACGGCTAATGCCCTCAAAGCCCAGGCTGCGGCAGAAAAACTGCTCCCTGAAGCCAGAGAGAATGCGTCTTACCAGCAGGATGTTAAAGATCTGCAAACTGCACTGGCCGCCAAAAAAATCACTCGGCAGCAGTACAATCAGACCAGTGAGCAACTGGAGGCTCAGCACCAGGTTAATCTGGCTAAGATACGCGCTCAGCAAACTGTAAGCCCCATGCAGGAAGCTCGGGGGCAGATTGACCCTGTCCAACAGCTGGCTAATCAGCACGCGCAGGAGTTGGCTCTAATCCAGCAGTTTGAATCGCAGAAGGGGCAGATTACTCAGCGCGGACTTGAGCTGATGAATGCCGCTAACACTCAGTACGAACAACAGCGCATAGCGGCGCAGTGGGAGATATGGAGGCAACAAAACGCAGGATATGAGGTAGCTGCTGCGGCATTTGATTCATTTGCAGGAAACGCCTCTAATGCCCTCACTGGCATACTCACTGGCAGTATGTCTGTCAGCGAAGCCATGAGCTCACTCGGATCAACTGTCCTAAACAGCGTTATCAACTCGTTTATCCAGATGGGAGTTGAGTGGTTGAAGTCTGTAATTATGGGGCAGGCTGGAATGACCGCCGCTTCTGGAATGGCTATTGCGCAAGGGCAACTAATAGCCGCATCCATGGCTCCGGCTGCTGCAATGACCTCCCTTGCCACGGCTGGCGCTAACGCTATCCCCGCTCAGGCAGGAATAGCTTCAACAGTTGGCATGGCGCAGGCCCTTTCAATAGCCGGCGCTCGCTACAACGGCGGCCCGGTATCAGCTGGCGGCCTGTATCAGGTCGGCGAGAAAGGTAAACCAGAGATTTACCAGGCCAGCACCGGCAAGCAGTACATGATCCCCGGCGATAACGGGAAGGTCATCAGCAATAAGGATATGCAGGGCGGCGGGTTGAATGTTCAGGTGGTTATCAACAATCAAGCGTCCAATGCTGAGCCGCAATACATGGGTGCCACACAGAATGACGGCAATTATGTGCTGGAATTCCTGATTTCTGATGCGGAACGTAATGGTCCTTATATCAGCACGCTACAATCTACTCTTGGGTTATCACGTAAAGCAAATGGAGCGTTTTGATGAATTCAGATGTAAAGAGTGCGGGCCCAGGTGAGAGTATTAGTATGGATTTAGAACATGGAACTCCTACTGTCTTCCGTAATAATCGTCCACTAAAGTTTCGCATTGAAATGACTAATGGGTCGACGCTGGAAGGGATCATTCCTGCTAACACGGAATTTATTGTTACGCTCCAACCAGGCGACATTACTAAGTTCGAAATTGTCGTTGAAGACATACCAAGAGAACCATCGATTGTAGAATAAGCCAAACCCGCTTCGGCGGGTTTTTTTATGCCCGGAGGAAACGTGGCAACAGTTCAATACCCTCCGTTCCTGCCGCTTCCCCAGCGCGCCGATCAGAACTTCACGCAGGATACAGCCTGGCAAACGACGCAGACGGCAGTCGGTCCCCTGATAATCACGCCGATCACCACGGACCTTAAGGCGACATGGACGCTGCAGTGGATATTCACGCTTGCCCAGGCCGAGCGATTTAAGTCATGGCTGCGCTCGCCGACATATTGCGACCGCGGGCGCAACTGGTTCCAGATGCCGATCGACCTGGGTGATACGCAGGGCGTGCAGCAGCAGACGCTGCATTTCGTCGACATGCCGGTGCAGACCAGCAAAAACGGCAACATTGTCACCTGGACCGCAACGGTCATCAGCAACGGTATCGAGGACATTACTGAGGACTACGACGACTGGATTGTTGAGGCCCAGCCTGGCTACGGATACTGGCTGGATTACCTGATCACCGAAGTGATGCCGAGGGCCGACTGATGCCGACATTGAGAGAGTGGAAGGAGCGGCGGCCAGCCAGCGATATCAAACAGACGGTGGAGTTTTATCACCCTGCGTTTGGTTATTACCGGGTGGTCAATAACCTGTTTCGCCCGGCGACGTTTGGCGGCAACTCATTCGAGCCTGCGCGGTTCAGCGTGACCGAGCCGGCGCAGGACGGAACGGCAGTGATATCCATGACGATCACTTTTGTCGCCGCGACGGAGCATGTCCGGCAGACACTGAAAAGCTGGCGCGGGGCGGCGCGCATGATGCCGATAAAGTGCCTGTATCAGCAGTGGAATGCGATTGGTGACACGGCGTCATTGAAAGACTGGACGCTTTACGTGAACGACATTTCCGCCGATGCCAGCAACGTCACCGTGACCGCTGGCAAGACTAACCCGCTGACGCTGGCCAACTCCATCATTTACACCACGAAAGACTATCCCGGGCTAATCACCGTATGACACAGAGCGACTTTATCGGGCTTGTTAACGGCAAGCCCTGGGCTAACCGCGCCTGCAGTTTTGAGCAGATGGACTGCTGGGGCCTGGTGGTTCTCTATTACCGGCATGTGCTTGGCTTGGAGCTGCATCACATCGCCGGCTACGAATCGGGCGCGGATTTCATTACCTGCTACGAACAGGAGCGCACCCACTGGCGGCGAGTGCCGGTGGCGTCCACCGGATGCATCGCCGTTTTTTACCGCGGCGAAGTGCCAGCGCATATCGGTGTGATGATCAGCCCGGTGAAATGCCTGCATGCCCGCGGCGAATTCGGCTTCGTACGCTGTGACAGCCCGCTGGCATTACTGAAGGTTTACAGCAAAGTGGAGTACATGGTGCATGGTTCGATATGAGTTACAGAGGCTTCCTGGAGCGCCGCTGCAACGGGGAACGGTAGACGCCGGCACCACACTGGTGAGCCTGCTGGATTCTCTGCAGCCGCACCGCGATGTTGTCGTGAAGCTGAATGGCCGTGCGCTTCCTGATGACTACGATATCAGCCGGCCACTGCGATCTGGCGACGTCGTGGCTGTCTTCGACCAGCCAGAGGGCGGGGTGGGAAAGCTCATCACCACGATATTGCGTCCGGTCACGAAAATCCTCTCCGGCGCGCTGAAGGTGTTCGGCCTGTCAAATAAGCCCAGCGCGTCAGTATCGGTGGCGACAGGCGAATCCCCCAATAATGACCTGACCGGCCAGACAAACCGCGCGCGACTCTACAAGGGGCGTCCGAACGTTTACGGCCAGTGCCGCGTCTTTCCTGACCTGATTCAGGAAGCGCTGTTTGAGTTCGTCGACAATAACAAACAGCTTACGGAGTGGTTCGAAGTCGGTTACGGCCGGTACACCATCTCCTCAATTCGCTACTCGGAATCGAACCTCGGAAGCCTGGCGGGAGCCAGTTCTGCGATTTATAACCCGGGTGACGTGATCGGCACGATTGAAGTCGGGTATCAGTTCGATGATGTCGATAACGAGACAGTCCCCGGGTTAAACGAAAGCCAGGACTTCCCGGCTCAGACCGCGACCACGACGGCGCCGACATCGGTGGCGATCGAGAGTAATCAGCTCAAAGCCATTGTGCTGTCGAACGATGACAACTTTGCCTACTTCGCTGCGCTGGCGGTGCCGCATCCAGTGTCATTCGTCATCAACGCCACCTGGAACGACGGTGGCACAAGCGTCACACGGAACGTCACTGGCGCCGGGAATATCATCTCCTCGGAGAGCTTTATCGGCGGCGATACGCTTTCGTACACGACGTTTTATATCGGCGAACTTTCGGGAGAAATTACGTCTCTGCCGGGCAATGCAGTCATCAACCCGACGCTGTTCACACTGAATGACCAGACCCCTCTGGTTATCGGACCGTCAGTGTCGCCGATCGTCTCGGCGCAGGTATGGGTGCATGTGCTGGTTCAGCTCGGCGCGACGGCCGGCACAACGCAATACCGGATCAAGTTCTGGCAGGTCGATGACGACAACAATCAGGTGCCGGGGACATCCGAGCAGCACGATTATTTCTTCGATAACGACTTCCAGGTGACAACCCGGTATTTCCGCACAACGCATAAATTCACCCCGGCAGCCGGGGCGGGGCGCTATGCGGTCACCATCGAGCGCCTCGACAACAGCAATGACGCCAACGTAGTGACACTGATGGCGATCCACGCGGTGAACGTGCGCGAAAACGTCGTGTATCCGGAAGACACAATAGCCCGCATCACGATCAAAGGCTCGAACGACAGCAACAGTACTCGCGAGCAGAAGTACAACATGCTGGCGCAGCGGCATACCATCAGCTACGACCGGACAACCGGCGCGGTCGATTATACGCTGCGGCCGAGTCGCTCGTTTGCTGATGCCATCCTTCACGAATGGGTGGTTGTGGGTAAACAGGACGTGGCCAGTATTGACGTAGCGGCTCTTTATGCAATTGCCGATTCGCTGCCGGATGAGGCGCTTGGGTATTTCGATTACACCTTCTCGGATGAGAAACAGCCGTTGGGTGAGCGCATAGCGACGATCGCCAATGTGGCCCGCGTTGACGGCAATAATATCGGCGATGTGCTGACGTTCTGGCGTGATGAGAAAGTGACAAATCCGGATGCGGTTTTTGCGCGCTCAAACATGTTCTGGGACGAGTATAAAATGGCATGGCAAATGTCTCTCCCTGGTGGTTATGACGGCGTGGCGCTGGACTACGTCGACCCGCTGACGAACAAGAAGGCGTACATCTACCTGCAGATCGACAGCAGCGGCATCACTGAGGTTGAGGATGCCACTGTTAACGCGATGCAGATCAGCCTGGACGGCTGCCGGAACGCCACTCAGGCAACCGACAGGGCCTGGCTTGAGGCGAGGAAAATCCTTTACTCACGCCTGACCATGACAGTGAAAGTGCTGGAGTCGACGCAGGTGGTGCGAGGAACGGTGGTTCAGTGTCCGGACATGTACGACAACGCGCAGCAGACCGGATACATCACCGGGCGCTCCGGGGATGTGTTCTCGACGTCAGAGCGTATCGACTTCTCACTCGGGGATATGTGGGTGGTGATGACCGACAGCCTCGGCAATTACCGCGGGCGCTGGCGGGCCTATCCGGTAAACGGCAAGCCCAAAGCATTTCAGGCTGCGGCCGATACCTTCGATCTGAACATTTATGACCGCGAAAATGTGCAAAACCCCAGCCGTTATTTCATTGCTACCGACTCGGAACTGAACTCCACAATCTGGCGCGTCGATAGCGCAAAACCCAACGGTGATGACACACAGACGTTATCACTGATCGAATATTCAGACTCAATTTACCCATAATCAACTTTCGCGCACATCATCAGATTCGTTTCTGAGGGTTTAGTGCGCCTATCAAGGGCGACATGCACAATGGCAGAAGTTCCACTCCCAACGCCGACGCAGGTTCCGGTACCGAGTACCGATATCCGTAATACGGTATTTGCAGGCGCGAAGCTTGACGAAGAAGTTACTGGCACCGGTGAATTCTATACTGACCGTCTTGGTGTAAAGCGCCTGACGAACACCGGAAGAAATAATCAATTCGATGCCGCGCAGCTGGACAGAGCTAATCGGTTTGAGCAATTCCTTCTGTCCTCCGGCTACGTTTTTCTTGGCGACTATGAGGATGGTCCATTTCAGTTTAGTGCACGTAACCAGTACATCCGCTATAACAACCAGTATTACCGCCTGAATGCTGCTACTGACGTCGGCTTTACGACCACCGGAACCGATGCGACCAACTTTGCAAACGACGTTACTCACTTCGTTCTGATGGATGGTGACACGCTTCGCCAAAACCTGGGTTCAAGCGAACCCGGTATGGGCGATGATTTGGTCTTCACGAAATACGGTATTTCCGTAGGGGAATACATCCGTAATTCCCCTGTAAGACTGTCTAACTACAAAATCACCTCGGGTACTGACGTAACAACAGCATTCAGTGCGGCTGCAAATCTCGCTGCATTATCCAAAAAACTATTCCTGGTTGATGTGGATTGTCTGATTTCCTCTGTCACGATTCCTGGTAATTTAACAATCGAGATTATGCCTGGAAAAGCCATTTCTCAGCTTCCAGGTTCTGGTCTGAAAATGCTGATTGCCGGTGGTGATAATGTTCTGATTAAGTCTGATGGGACGGGGAAGCTTATCGGCCAGGAAGCGCTGCAGGGAGGGATAAATTACGGCTTCTGGGCTGAGGGTGTAAGCAGGCCAAGGCTTGAGGGCGTCGACATTGGGCATTTTAAAGGCTTCGGGGCATATTTTTCTAACTGCACCAGACCTGCATGCATTCGGTCAAGAGTTCACGACATTACAGGTGGCTATGTTGAGACTGCCGGCGGTATTTATTTTACAAATTGCATTGAACCATACTCAGAATGCAACCTGGTTACTGATGTGGGCGCTAACGGAATTAAGTTCCGCGCCGACACTCTTGGGAAAACGGTGAGAGGAAAATCTGTCGGGGATCGGGTATACCGCGCCGGATACATTGGTATCGCGAACAGCAAATGTGCTCACCATGTTGTGGAGGACTATTACTGCGAGGACTGTGGCGATAATGGCGCAGATATGAACGGATGTTATGACACCCAGTTTAAAAACGGAACATCGGTTAACTGCCTCGATGGCGCTTATGTCGGTGAAAATAACCTCAACCTGTGCAAAATTATCAACCAGGTATCCATCAATTGCAGACGTTCAGCGGTTGGCTCTATGGGGGCAGCGACTAATGTGTTACTGGATAATTTAACCGGTGACGGCTGCGGAAGCGGCGTGTACTGCTCGGGATTTACCGTTTTTAAAATTCGTGGTGGTCAAATTATTAACTCGGTTAAACGCGCATATCTCGATAACCATGACGGGCAGACGAAACAGAGCACCGGGCATGGCATTCATATTCAGTCTGACCTGACCGGTCTGCCAGCCTGTACTAACCCGGATATTCAGGGTGTGACGTTCCTGAATAATGCAGGGTATGACCTCGCGCTGGGTGATGCGGGTGTTATCGGGTCTCTACAGTTTATGAGCAATACATTTCTGGATAATGCCGGGGACGGGAAAATTTATTACGGGTCAGCAACATTAGGCGACCCAATAATTGGTAATAACATTGGATATATCACGTCACGCACTCAGGCATACAACCTGGCTGGCGATGGCTCTACCGTCGAGTTTACCCTGTCTCTTCCGCAGGAGGTTACTGATGCAAATTACCGTATTGTCTCTGTCGTACCTGACTGGCTAACGACTGTCAGATATCTGGACAACGTAAAGGGAACATCGTATTTCGGCATCACGTTTGGCAGTGCGCCACCGGCTGGAACGCGTCGCGTAAATATTTCGTTTGAACGTCTGCGCCCGGCGCATTGAGGTTGATATGATAACTAAAAAATTTATTGAACTGGAGGTCGGGGATATTATCGTCCCCGTTCCGGGAGTGGAAATAACCGTGGCGTCTGCGCCCGTCCTGACCAAAACAGATGATGGTGAAAATTACACACTGAAAGGGATGCGGGATGGTAATGAAGTTGGGCTGGCTGGGTTTTATGATTCGCTGGTACAGTTGAAACCCCGCCAGTAATGGCCGGAATACTCATACAACATTCGCCCCGGGAAACTCAAGGAGCCCCATGATTTGCGCTTGCGCCTGGCTGAATGGAGATATTTTCAGCCAGGCGCAAGCGCAAATCATGGGGTTGGATGAGTTTTCTGGCGCAACTGTCATCTAAATAAAACAGCCAGGGATGGCATCATAAAGGTTGAGTAAATAACTATCATAAGTTAAGAGTATGAGTGACGATCCTCAAAAATATAGACTCTTAAATTACATTTGGTACTGTTTACTTTAATGCTGTTTATATAAATATAAATTACAGGTTTAAGGTGGTTGCGATGTTAAAGATATGCTGGGAAGGCACGCGATTCAGGAATTGTCTTTTCTGCCTTATTTTAGGTGCTGTTATTTACACTAGTTTCGGAAGTGGTTCGATTTTTTTGTTTTTCTTAGCTTCATTTTTATGTGGGATTAAGAGAAGGTGAGATAATGCATCTCACCTATCCAATCACATAAAATCCCTGCTAATCATCGCTGAGTAATTGAATGGGCTTTTCTTGTCTATATTTCTAAGGCTAATGGCATCCTCCCATTTTATAACTGATGCTGCTCCTGCCAGTACGCCAGATACAGCGGCTGCCGACTGAGGTAATAATATGCTTGAGCCACCATAAACAGCGGCTGATACAGCTATTATTTCCTTCATGTTAAAATTAAATTTTATGTTTGAATAATTTAATTTAAAAATGTTTTCTTTGTAAAGGCGTGTGAGCTCAGAACTGGCTATATCTATTTCATTTAATGCTTTTTTAAGCTCGTGTGCTTGATTTTCAGAATTACTCACTCTAATCTCCAGGGAGTTTATATGGTTTAAAAGATTTCTAAGGTGGTCCTTCCTTTTTAATCTGAACTCTAATATCTTGTGAATGTCGGTATCATCATCTGGGGTTGGAAGCACATTTATCATCTGCAAAATACTACCACCATTTTGAATTAATTTGTTGTCGTGGGTTTCTGCTGAAATGGTTAGGTTGTCAGCGATGTAGTTGATGGTTTTGTCCAATAATAACTCCATCATTTTGTCTGTTATTGACTTTTCCATTACAGAGCTTCTTGGTCCGAATTCTGAGGATTTATAATACACGTCCTCAAATATTTTCTCGCTTTTTAATAGTGTTACAATATCAGAATCATCAAGTTTAATGAAGGTGGATTTTAGGTTTATTATATTATCCCAATATAAAATCTTAGTAGCCAATCCCTTATTGAGTTCGTTATGACTAATTGATAATCTGCCTTTGCTCAAGCGAGCAACACCATCTTGTATAATGATTTTGTTTTTCATGACACTCCCCCTCTTTAGCTATCACCTATAAAATAATACTTTAAATTTAAGAATGAAAACGAATTTTTTTGAAACCATGCAAGTCTCTGGCACTGGCAGCGGCGAGAGAGCAGGGGCGCATCGGTGGCCGCCGCCGGGTAATGACCACTGAGGTTGTGGAGCGATGCCGCAGAATGCTGGATTCGGGCGCTACCCGGCAGCAGGTAGCCGATGTGATAGGGGTAGACGTGAAAACAATCTACAAGTACCTCCCGGCGACTTGAAGACAAAGATTTCACTACTTTTCCTGATATGTTACGTTTGGCTTAATCAATTCATTCAGCTTTGAAAACAGTTTGGTTTGTTCGTGAACGGTAAGAAAACAATAAGTTTTGAGCAATTTTTAACTATTAACAGCAATCTTGTTTCCATCTCAGATACATGGGCTGACTTGTGGGCGTTAATTTTTCACACGGGTTTAAGCGCTGGAAGGCTGCTGAGTATTCGATATGATGATATTGATGGTGACTTGATACTGATACGAAAACAGGGTCACCTGAAGGAGCTACGTGTTAAATCAACCCCTCCAGTGGAGGCGATGATTGCTCGTAGAAGAGAACGCTATCCAGAAGATGTTTATTTATTTCAGAGTCATTCTAACCGTGTGAAGTACCATCGCCGGCCGGTCACTATAATTGCTTTCAACGCCGCTTTACGTCGCGCCGCTAGATCATTACCAGACGTTAACGTAAGCAGTAGTAGCGCGAGAAACATACCGGACTAACCGCCTGTCCAGTCGCGTGTGGCCGATGTGACAGGCGTGGGGGTAAAGACTATTTACAAATATTTGCCAGTACAATACGGCGATAAAAAATCCCCTTGAGCAGGCACACTCAAGGGGAAAATACTACATAACATCATTGCTGTGTGCGTCTTTGCGCTCGTCTATCTTCCAAGAAGATGCCTAAAGCTTCCAGATATTTCTGGTCTGAGCAGTTAAAACATTGGGTTGGTAGCCGATGTAATAGGAGGGGGTGAAGACGATTTATAAATATTTCCCTGCTCAATGTAGCCAGTCGAATTGAGGCATCAATGCGTTACGTCTGTGCAGATCATTGATAGTCACTGCCAATATTGATCTGCTGCATACATGCATTTACTGTATTTATATACAGTACACTTGATAGGGGGAAGTATGCCGCGTTTATACGAAATCGAGACAGCTTGCCGGAACGCAATAGATATCCTGCCTAACGGAAAGCGCATCCTCACCACCAGGCGATTTCTGCAGGAACTGGAGAGATATAACTGGCACTGGTCGCCACGGCAGGCTAATCAGTGGATAGAGGGCTACGTGACAACATTCCGCGACGTCTCAACGCAGGAAGGTGACGATCGCACGTTCCAGCTTTACAACCCGAATGGAGGGCTGTAATCGTGGGATTTCCATCGCCAGCATCAGACTATGTGGAGGGGCGGTTAACGGTTAACTCGATCTGCAATGTCGGTCCAAATACGCTCGTCTTCGAGCAATCTGGCGGTTACGTTGTGCTGGATGTCTCCCTGAAACCAAGACAGGGAAGCCAGCTGCTTATCCAGCACGGCGGCGGGACGGAGCTTGCCACGCTGAGAGGAAGGTCGCTGATTACCGAAGATGGTGAAGCGATCGAGGGAGATGTTCTCGATGATGTCACCGTCATCGGCGTCGTGACGTTTACTATCTGCGATGTGCGCCAGGACAACGCGGTTGTTTAGTTGCTGCCGATGAGGGAAAGAGCACGTGGCCACTGTGTCGTAGATGTGGCGTGACAGGAATGCACGATAAAGACAGGGATGTATTCAAACGACACGAAACGACACAAAACCGGATGCGAACGCGGAAAACATGTGTGATTACAGTGTGTTATTTAACGCTCTACTTTCTTCTAAGCCGTAGGTCACAGGTTCGAATCCTGTAGGGCGTGCCATACTCACTTCTCTTAGCGTCCTCTGAAGTCTACTCAACCCAGTATATACGCGGCATTTTCAAATATTCCATTACCTCAATGTCTTCTATGATTCATTGAAATCCACATTCATGTGGAGGGAGATTCCTGTTCAATGAAAGGAGATACCCCAGGTGAAGCTCGCAGCCCGCCAGGTCGATATATCTAAAACTAAGGACAAACCCTATAAGCTGTCTGATGGCGGTGGCCTTTATCACCGTTTGATGCGCGTGAGCTGGAATGCATTATTGTCAGCCAACGACACGTAACAGCAGGGGCACTTCATTACCCGCATCATGTTTTCAGACCGATAATCAGCGAGCGCTAAGCATGGCGGCTGTGGTAGGATACAGTTGCTGTCAGGAGCCCTCCTCAAAAATATTAAGGCTTGGGTAATATATGAATACTCGTTCGTTATATTGAAAGAACAGGAGCCTGATTTCATATGTCAGATATTGAACTTGAAAGATTTAAGGCAATGCTTCGTGATGAGTCTATTGATGACCTGCTAACCGCGCTTGCGTACAAGATTCCTTTGTACAGATTAGACCCATTAATCATCAGGGGGCGAACAGAGCACATCACAAATGCGGAATTAATCGAGTCGTTTGACCGATTATATCAGGCCGGAATTTTGATGACTGGTGAGAATGGTCAAGTAGTGAAGGGGCCTAAATGGGTTGAACCAGAGTTCGTGAAAATGGAGAAATACTTTCCGCATCCGCGGTAATAGCAACATCCAGATTACCCGAAAATAGGTTCATGGGCACGACGTAACCGACTAACTCGAACACCTTTGCAGCTATGTACTTTTATCCTCTAATTTCCGCTATCAATCCTGGATAGCACTCAGGGGGTTATTAAGTGGTAACTCATCAGCAAAGATGTGCATGCTGTCGATGACTTGGCATTCATTGAGTTGGCGCCTGGCGGAGCGTTAAACGGATTCATCAGTAGTTGATCGCCTGGTCTACCTATTGCAAGACAACGTTTAGCCTCGCCCTGCTTTTTGCAGTGATACTTACACTATCGCTGGCTTCTGAAGGGCGTCGGACATAACGCAAATTATGCATGGTTCGTTACTCTGAATTATTCATAATAGTCGCGCATTACGTTGAATATCCGCAGGCTATATACCTGGTAGACTCCTCACTGGAGCAGGGCCCGTACTCACATTTTGCGGGCAGGATAATACACCTTAAATATTTGAAGGGATAGGATACTTCAGCTCGATTTGCGGCGCATCGCTTAGCCGCCGGCCAGATTTTGCCATCAGGTATCCGGCGATTTCTTCAGGCGTTAAATCGACATGAAGCATGTCTTTATCCTGAAACCATTCATTAGGCCAGTAGATGAGGTCGGATGGATTGGCATCAAAGTTTTTCTCAAGCAGTCCCAGCGCGTAGCTTTGTTCAGATTCCTTACCTTCGGCCTGACACACAAACTGGATGATCTGAATCAGCTCATCCCAGGATAAATCCGCCACGTATTTTTCTTGATTAAACGCCATCCGGGTGAAGTCTTTTGCACTGGTCCATGAAGAGAAATCCCGGAAATCAGAGAATGCATACGGGTTAATAACCTGGCTATTCCAGTCATTTATCAACATTTTCAACCCGGCATCCTCTTCCTTAGCCCCGTTATCAATTTGCGCCAGTATCTCTTCGGCCATGTCCGCTAGCTGTTTCAGTTTCTGGCGGTTTACTTTGGCTGGTTGCAGACGTTCGGGTAATGGCATCGGGTTATTCCTTGTAAAATTGAGTGCATCAGTGACAAGCTATGCTCCCATCCTGGCCAAACATTTATCCAAAGTCTATATACAATCAATCCCTCTTCTGACAACGAGCGTCTAACGGTATAAATATCAGCGGTAGGTCCCGGACGTTCGTTACCCGCTATCCGGAAAAAATCTACTTTTCAAGATGAAAAGTGGCTTCGCAAACCATATCTGTTAGCCGACTTCTCTGTGCAGGAGGCCGCTTGCGGCCTGTTTCAGAGTACACCCAGTTGTACCGTTCCCCGCCAAATAACCGCAATCTGATAACAAAAAGTTTAATTTTTTTCCCCGCCGCGCTGACTATAGTTAGGGCACTTTCACTTGCCCAATAAGGTCACGATTATGAAATTAGTTATCGCCTCCGTAATTTCTCTGCTCAGCTTCAGCGCGCTGGCGGCGCCAGAGGGGACGCTCAGCGTACACATTCTTAATCAGCAAACCGGGCTCCCTTCACCGGGGGTGCAGATTGAGCTGGATAAACAGCAGGGGGAGAGCTGGCAGCATATCGCCACCGGTAAAACGGATGCCGATGGGCGGATTAAATCGCTCTATCCGCAGGCGGAGAATATGGAGCCGGGGGTGTATAAAGTGACGTTTAAAACCGGTGACTATTTTAAAAGCCAAAATATGAATACGTTCTTCCCGGTGATTCCGGTTATTTTCAATGTCACAAAGCAAAATCAAAAACTGCATATCCCGCTGCTGCTCAGTCAGTACGGATACTCTACCTACCGCGGCAGCTGATGACCCAAGCCGCTATCCAGCCAACGCCTGCGCGGCTTCCGCAGGCGTCACACTTTTCTCGCACCACGATGTCCACGCCTAACGCTCGGTCTCTTTCTCTTTAAAGTGTTTAACGGCTTCGTCGTACATCGCCAGCAGGCCGGAAATTTCGCCTTCATATTGCGGCACGCGCTGGGCGCGAACGAGCTCAATCAGCAGCGCATAGGCTGCTTCTTCCGGGGCCGCATGTGGATTGATCAGTCCAGACAT